AAAATTTCCGGAAAAATTTGTCTATAAATTTCCTCTTATGTATATTTGTCTTATGGAACATAAAATTATAAACACAGGAGATTATTTGCTAATAGTAGATGAAGATGTATATTCTATCAAAAATGGTGACTATTGTTATGACCTAGTAACTAAATCTATAAGACAATGGATTTCTGAAGATAGAGCCTTTATAGAGTTAAGAAAAATCATATCTCATTTACCACTCAACAACTCACCAATACTTAAAGGTGTAGATTTATTACCACCACTTGAAGATGATATTATAGGAAAACCTTTAGATAACTATATAAGAGAAAGGCATAATCAAGATGAGTGTGTTGGTTTTATAGATGGCTACAACAAAGCCAAAGAGAAATATAAGTACACAGAGGAGGATGTTATGAAAGCATATGATTTTGGTAGTAATGCTTTATTGGGTGTATCTAAAAATAGTCTTATCCAATCCCTCCAACAACCAAAGATGCCTGTTGGGTTTAAGTGTAAAACAGATTGTTGTTATAGGTGTATTGAGGGATTAGATGAATGTAATCCAAATTTATTAACAACCAACTCACAAGGTTTTACTCAATGGGTAGGAGAATGGATTTATTAAACAAAACTAATATGAAAAATGAATTTGTAATATACGAACAAGCATTAGCTTTAAAAGAATTAGGATTTGATGAACCTTGTTTAGCATTTTATTCTCCTAAAGAAGAATTATATCCTGTATTTCAAGAACCATCAAAAGGACCTTATTTCAATAATGGAAATTTTATAGAAACTTTAAGAGCACCACTTTACCAACAAGCATTTAGATGGTTTAGAGAGAAACACAATCTAGTATTCAACTTTATAAGTTATAATATTGTAAAACCTGGAGAATATCATTGGTCTATAACATGGAATGATGAAGCTAAAGCATCAGGTATAGTTAAAACATATGAAGAAGCAGAACAAGCTTGTTTATCTAAACTTATAGAAATAGTAAATGACAAACGAAGAAATTCATAATATTGAAGTTGGTGATAAGCTTTATGTTGACCATAAGATTCATAAAAGAATTTTTAATGGTGATTGGTTTATTGTCTATAAGCCTGATAAATTCTATACCGTTTTTGAAATTGATAAAACAAAAGATTATATTAAATTAACCACTGCTTCTGAATTGAGTTTGAATAAGCTTGTTGTTTATAAATCTTCTAATGTTAAAATTCCCATTTCCATTCCCACTCTTTATATGCAACATTTTAAATTGCTTAAGAAAAAAGATTATGAATTTATTAATATCGATTATTTTGCTCAGATATAGATATTTATCTATATAAAAGAAACTTAATATGGAAAAAAATATAAAAATAGTTAGGCTAACTGAAAACGATTTGGAGCGTATGGTTAAAAAAATTATAAAAGAAGATTCAGTTGAGCTTACCACTGTTAGGCTAATTGATGATACTTATGATTTACTAACAACTTTGGGTTATGAATATGTTGAAGATTTATATATTCAGGATTTGTATGAGGCCGCAGAAGTATTGGAGGATGAATTATATGATGGTGATCATGGTCCTAATATGAATAAAGAAATTGAAGATTTGTTAACAAACATTTATGAAATAATTGGTTATCCTGATGAGGCCGAAGATTGGGATGAATCTGAATATTAACATGAGAAAAAGAGATAAACTAAAAGCCATTAATGAGGCCAACCAAAGATTGGAGGAAAAGTGGTATCATACTTTGGCTACAACCGCTGCTTTACTTGCCTCTAGTCAGGGAGAATTAAAAGCACAAAATCAGCAAGATTATAAAAGTCATGAAATTGAACAAGTAACTGAAACTAAAGCTCAAAAGGAAATTAAAGCAATGATGGTCATTGGTCAGGATAATACAATTCCTTCTGTATATGTTGTTGGTAAATCACCAGATATTGCAACGGCAAAAAAAATAGCCTTAATGAATGCCAAACAAGAACTTATTAAGAAATATAAAGAAAACAAAGATATCTTTAAAAATCTTGGTATGTCAGATATGGGTATTAAAGCCGAGGTTATAAATAAAACCGAAGATGGAATTGAATATCATATCTTATTTGGCAAGTAAAAAATTTTTATAATTAATTAATCCCATGGGCATTCTCTGTGGGATTTTTTGTTTTATCTAATATGTGGAAATGGTTTTTGATGTCCGGAATCCGTCTTTTATCCCCCTACCCCCTTTTTTTATTTGGTCATTTAATTTATTCTTCTTATATTTGTCTTATGAAAACATTTGTTAAAATTTTATTGTTCGTTTCTTTTATTATGTCATTTATTTTTGTGGGTGGTGTGGTTGTGGATGGTCTGATGGCTTTGTTTCCCGTTTCTGCTAGTGAATGGTTTCCCGTTATCAGATTTATCTTGTGGATATTTACCTTTACCTTTAATTTAATTTTAACTTTTATTTTATATTTTATATTGGTTTATATTATTTCTGTGGTAATGAGTTTGTTGATGTAAAATAAAATTATTATATTTGTATTAATAAATGGAGGTAGGCAGAAAATATAAATTTAAAGATTCGTTAAACTTTGAATCTATTAGAGGTTATGAATTTATCTTTTTGGGCTTTACCGGCCGACACAATGATACTTGTGTGGCCAATCTTATTATTGGTGGATTACCTAGTCCTGTTTGTAAACATTTTAATACTATTTCTTGGGATTTATTGGTTGAACCCGATTATGTACCACCCATACAAGGTGAATCAAGATTAATTTTTAGATTTATTCGTTAATGGAAATAGTTAAGGTTATAATTAGAAAGGCAACATTACCAACTTATTGGTATGCCGATAAAATAGGACAAGTCTTTGAATGTTATCAACGTGGTTCAAATCAATACCAAGTTGTGGAACATAAAGGTTCGGTTTGTTTTATTGTTGCTGACGATTGTATTCCTACTGATTGTATTGGTCGTAAACCAATTAAAAGATTAAAATTAATATAATGGAAAGACAAGAAGGATATTATTGGGTTAAATATAAAACAGGACATCAAATTGCTTATTGGGGTGTATGGATATCAAGTAAATTTGCTTGGTTTTGTATAGGAAGTGAAGAACAATATGAAGATTCGGATTTTGAACACATTAATGAAATAAGAATTAAACAACCTGGGGAGTTACCTGATTAAACTATGATTGAAGTAGGTCGATATTCTTTTTACGGTGTTACGCATATTAACGTCATGGATATTAAATATGAAGATGGTGATGTCCACTATTTTGTTCAACCCGATGTAAACCCTGAAGGTTGGTGGGTTAATTCTAATAATATGAAACGTATCTGTACTGATTTTAATTTAACGTATGTCGGTCCTTATGTCCCCATCCAACCAAAACCTTATCTAAAGGAATTTCGTTTTCCTGTCGACTAATTTTATTTTCTTGTTGGATATTTATTATTTAGTGAGAGAACAATACAATATAGAAGACTTGGATTTTTTCTATAACGCTAGAACATTATTTTATGAAATTGGTTATGATGATAAACCTGTAAAAATTCATGATGCTGTTAGTGATGATAATGGTTATTTAATACATGTTGGTATTCGTGATGGTGAATATAATATTTGTTATTATATTTTCGTTGGTGAGGATAGTACTGAAGTTGAGGAATGTATTGCAGGTCAAAAGTTATTGCTGAATGCTTTAAATAACGGGAATATTGAACCAATTATGTCAAGTCTTGATGTAGAAGATGTTTTTAATTCATTAAATGAATCGACCGACAATTACCAACCAAAATTATATCTAAGATTTGAACCACCGATTCATAACGATACTCTTGGCATTAGACAATTGGATAAAATTTTAATTTTGATTGAAAATGAATACCCAACAGTTAGTTGGTTTCAAGGTCAAGAACCTTCCCAATACAATCCTTTTATCCAAGAAGGTGAAGATATCCCCGAACAAGTTAAATCTATCACCATTGGTTATTGGCCTGATAAACCAAATCTTTTAACTTATGGTCAGTGGGATGATAATGAAGAAGGTTATACAAATACAATTGACGGTTGGTTGTGGCTTGAAGAACGTGATGTTGATTATGATAAAACTTCCGATTTATTTAATTCATTGAATGAATCCGATGAATCAAGAATTCCTAGTGCCGGTGATTATCTTATTTTTGTTGGCAGTGAATATGGTAAATGGTTCCACCCACTTTTTACAGTTGGTAAAGTTTATAAAGTGTTTAACACCTCAGAAGGCATTATAGAAGTTCAAAATGATAGGGGTGGTCTATCAAATTTTAGTGTTGATTTACTTGACAATCTTAATTGGGAAACTTGGTTTCGATTAGCCAAATTTGATTATGACAAAACAACAGAAATCTTCAATCAATTAAACGAATCCACGTACCAACCAAAATTAAATTTAAGATTTGAGGATGGTATTTCTGATGCTAATGAACTTGATAAGGTATTAAAAGTTTTAAGTCTTGTTTATCCTGGATTAAAATGGCTAGGAGGCGACCCAATTACGTCACACAATGTTATTCGTAATGTTGAAGATGATGAAAGAGAAGATTTTATATACGACCCAATTTATTATTTAACAATTGGTTATTTTCCTCACGCTCCAGATAAACTTACTTATACAAATGGACCTGATGATGATATTGGTTATGCGGATGAGGAACAACATGGTTATAATTGGGTTGACGGTTGGGAATGGGTACAAAAAAATGAGGTTGACTATGATGAAACATCAGATATCTTTAATCAACTAAATGAATCGTATGATTTTCTTAAAACAACAAATTTAATTGGTTATAGTTTTAAAACTGTAGCTACTACTGACTCTAGGTATTGGATTATTCGTCATGTTTTTAATGATAAAGGTGGTTACGTAACTGTTACTATGGAATACTCACCACTTTTTATTACAGACGTAGGAATAGAAGGTTTTCCAACAACAAAAACAATAAAAAAAGATAAGGTTATTGATTTTATTAGTTCTGGTAAATGGGAAATTGTTAGTGTACCTAATCAGATTGATTCTTTTGATGTTTTTGATAAACTAAATGAATCTACTCGAAAAGAAGATGGATTTACTTTAATTTTTGACCCACCAATTGAGGACCCAAAAACAATGGAAATGGTTTTGATGAAATTACAAATTATTCATCCTGATTGGACTTGGGTTAATGATAAAAGATTGATTGATTACAATATTTTTGATTCGGGTGAAATAGGGTTTTATAAAGGACAATATGATACTGTAGTTGGTGCCTTAACCGTTAACCATCCTGAATGGGAAAACTCAAAAGGGGTTAGTTGGAGTTCTACCGATTATGACGAACCTTATATCAGAAATATGCCAAAATATAATGGTTGGGAGTATATAGAAGAATTAGGTGACATACCAACTACTGAAGACATTTTTAATCAATTAGGTTAAAAAACTTTTCAATTTAAAGTTAATTTATTATCTTTGTTTAAATAATTAAATCTATGAAATTCGGAACATTTTTATCTTTATTAGGTGGTACCACTAATCTTATCCTCACTATTGTTAATTTACTTGAAGGACAAAATCAAATAGCTTCAGTATGGGGTACAGCATCTATTTGGGCCTTTTCTACTTTTTTTACTGAATTAAACCTTAGTAAAAAAGAAAAACAAATTCAAAACATTAAAGACGCTATTGTTTCTTCTGAAAACGAAGTTGAGGCGATTAACAAAATTAACGACATACTTTAAATATGATTCGTACTGTCACTGTAAACTACAAAGGTCTTGAACTAGAATGTAAGGGTTATCATACACCTTATAAAAATAATGGGCGGGATAATCCACCTGATAATGAATGTTTTGAAATTGATACCGTTATTTGGAACGGTGTGGATATTTTAGAAGTACTTGATTCTTTAAATGTTGATTGGTGTGAGTTAGAATCGGTATGTCTCGAGTTTTTAAACGACTAATAGAGATATTTATTATCGATGAGTAATATAAATTCTTTCTACGATAAAAAAATTATTTGGTTGGCTGACTACAATATTTGTGGTGATAATTTTAACTATTTTAAAAATCAACTAATAACCATACTAAGATCTTTAAAAGAATTAGATAACCATGTTATAGAAACACTTAATAATATTGGAATTGATTTAAAAAAATATAATGGTTGTTTATTGTATGTAAGATTCATCAACAGAAGTACTAATATTAAGTATTATTCTGTTGATGATTATGAACAAGGGGATGATGCACATTTAGATGCTTTGGAGGCTTATCAAGATTTTGTTGATCGTGGATATTCACCTTTAATATGGTCCGATTTAATAGGTAATACTACAGATACTTACGATATTTTTGATAAAATAAGTGAGTCAAATGAGTACTCAAATGTTTCACATTTAATTAATAAAAAAATTTGGTTTGACTATCCAACCGAAAGGGAAGACATTGAAAAAGTAAATCAATTTTTTATCGATAACGGTTTCCGTGGTTTAAAGAGTGATAATATAGACGAGTTTGAAGATTTTATTTATGATAATGATGCAGCTTATTTTAAATTAACACAACATACATCACCTTTACATAGTGTTGAAGAAAGAAGACCTTATATTGATTATTTTTCTTTGGATTGGACAAACCCTGAAAGATTAAAAAATGACCCAAGCTTTATTTATTATCAAGATATTTTAAATATGACTGATACCACTTTAGACATTCTTTCCAATTTGAATGAGTCGGTAGAAGAAATGCAACCAAAAATCGGTGACTACCTTTATTGTCATAAAGAAGTTGTTATGGATGATGGTAGCAAAGAAACAACAGTAGGTAAATTCTACCAAATTAAAAATGTAATGCGTGATAGGTTGGAGATATTAAATGACCATAGAGGTGACCACGTATTTGGTACTAACCCTAAAACATATTGGTATTATGGTATTTGGTTCCATTTAATACCAAAAGAACATAAAAAAGATTTTGATTCTTTTAATCCTGAAGACATCTTCAATCAGTTAGATTAACCCTATTATTTTTATTTCTAAGAACTATATTTATCTAATATAGATAAATTGGTTATGACAGGTACTACAAAAAACGAAACATATAGTGTTAGAGCATTATATGAAGTCATCAAACTTAGTCTTTTAATGCGAGATAGAGATTTAGTCCATTTCATTAGAACAATGAATGATAATATCATCGAGGACTTTGAAAAGATTAAAAAAAATCCTAATACACCTTTAAATGATATTATAAAATACTATGAAAATTATACCATAGTTTTTATGATGATTAGAGCGATAATGCAAGAAGCTAACATTTCTTTTTACCAAGAAAAAACAAGGGAAGTTACAAATTATTTTTTAACTGACGAATTATATATAAAATCAGAGAAACCATCAAAATCAGTTTATGATGATGAAGATTAGCATATTTATTTGATAGAATGAAAAATATTTTTAAATACGTCATATTAGAACAACTCTTAACTGAGAATAGAATACAACAGGCAAAGGATAAATATCCTTGTTTACCACCAAAATTGATAGATTATCTATCTAATGGTGATCCTTCAGGTAATAACAAATATCTTGATTGGATGTGTAAACAAGTTTGGGATTCTGATGGAAATAATACTTTTGGTACTTTTGATGAAAACCAAGGTATATATACTTGGTTGGAGGATAATGGTGACTACAATATAAATAACCCAACAAGTTCACCTGATTGTCAAAAAGTTTGGTCTGAAAATTATAGAAGAGGTGATTTTAATGTCATACCTGTTGAAGGTTGGCTTAAAGACGTAGCTGATTATATTATAGAAGAAGTTGTTTACTTCAACCGTTTTTCAGGTTCTTTAGAAAAAAAAGATATAAATAGTTATAGTTATGACACTTTAGCAAAGGCTTTAGCAATTAAAAAACTTCAGTCAAAAGAAAAAGAATTAGCTAAAGATGTTACTAAAATCTATGAAGATAGTAGTTGGTTGATTGTTTCACCAAAATCACATCAAGCTTCTTGTACTTATGGTGCAAATACAAAATGGTGTGTTACTACAAAAAATAACCCTGAATACTTTAAACGTTATACAAACGAACCACAATACTTAATTTTTGTTATCAATAAAGGAAGTAATCAAAAATGGGCTATTAATACCGCTAGAAAACAAGGTCAGGAAAGTGAAGAAGAAGTAACTGTACCTTGGCATAAAGAAGTTAAAAATTTAGGAAGACGTTACGTCAATCCTGAAAATGTGGGGGAAAAATTTGGTACTATAGCAGCACAAAAAACTGAGACAGGTAGAAGATATGCTCAGGCTGGAGAATATCAAACAACATATTGGAACCCTGAAGATTATGAAATTGGGTGGGGTGCGTTTATTAAAGAATCTAGTTTACCTAAAAACTTACAAGAATTATTAAAATTTGTTGAAAAACGAGTTAAAGTTAACTTCCAAAAAAAAGAAAAAAATCAAAAAGCCTACGAAACAAACCCAAACCCTATTCGTCTTAAAAAAGGTGATAAAGTTAAACTTTTAGCGAGTGGATATGGTTTATATAAAGGTGATGAAGGTTATGTAATTTCTACTTATATCGGAGCACCTGGTAGAGAAAGAGAGGTATATACAGGTAATGCCGGTGTTTATGTTATACATGTTAATGATAGAAAATTAGATTACGAGGCTAATAGAGGTGTTAATTTAAAAAAAACTGATAAATTATTAACTAAACTAAAATTAAGTGACCCTGAAAAAGATAATTTTAGAAATTATGAAAGTTATGTAAACGTTACAGGTATACCAGTTAACGGTTTATTCTTACAAAAAATAAAATAAAAAAAAATGAAAAAATTTATACTTTCCGAATTACAATATAGAAATATAAGAAAATACTTAATAGAGTCTAAACTTAGATCTTACGTTTTCGATTGGGACGATAACATCCTAAGAATGCCAACAAAGGTTAATATGGAAAAAAATGAAAACGGTAAGTGGGTTCCAGTAAAAGTTTCAACCGAAGAGTTTGCTCATTTTAGAACAGATCCTAATTATAGAACAACTTCAAATTCATTTGCTGACTTTACAAACAACGAACCTTTTTTGGTTGACGCTGAAAAGGCCATTCATAACGGAAGTTTCGCACCAAGCTATAAAAAATTTATTGAAGCTTTGACACATGCAAATCCTTTTGCAATTAATACCGCTAGAGGTCACAGTCCTGAAACTTTAAAAAAAGGTGTTAAACTTTTTGTTAAAATGGTTTTAAGTGATGATGAAAAAAGAATGATGTTTACAAACATACAGAAAGAACTACCAAACGCTTTAACCCAAGGTCTTAATGCCTCACAACTACTAGATTTATATATGGATGAAAGAGGTGAATTTTATCCTGTTTCATCTGAAGAGTTTGGTGAAAGATTTGGTCTTGAGGTTAAAGGAGGAGCATCAAATCCTGAACATGCTAAGAAAGTAGCAATTGAAAACTTTGTTAAGAAATTAATTGACGGTGTTAAAAAACATATGGTTGCTGGTAAATACAAAAAAATATCTTTAGGTTTTTCTGATGATGATAAAAGAAATGTTAAAGCGGCACAAGAATTTTTACAAAACGAATTAAGTCAAATGTATCCAGAGGTACATTTTGTAATCTACGATACTTCCGAAGGTGGTAAAAGAAAAATTGTTATTGAAAAGGAATCTTAAGTAAACTTAAAGGGTTTAATGCTTTGTGATACACTACCACTATCTATAACATTTTTTAATGCCATAGAATAACCGTAGTTCATTCCATTAACTATACTGTCCACTATTGCAATATCTGTACTATAATAGTTTTGTACTCTTTGGCCTTTAAAGGATATGTATTTACCTTCATGATTAATCTCAAATGGTCTAACACTGTAAGAGCCATCATCATCGATAATTGAGCCTGTACCAACAACTTTTTCTAAAAATTCTTTTAATTCCATTTTAATATAAGTTTTCTGAAAATTATCATAAAGAAAAGTTAAATAAATTCCTCTAAACAAAACACACTTAATTAAGTGTATCAGTTTTGACCTTTTCAACCCATTTGATTTTTTCTATAGTAATAGTGTCATAAATTTTTATGACTTTTTTAACGGATACGGTATCGTAAATTTTTACATGATCCTCAACTTTAATGTCTGTGTTATTTTTTTCTGAAATAATTGGTAGTATGATTAAAATAATCAAAACAAAAAAAGGCAAACCAATAAGTATTAACCCTGTGTATAATAGATTGTTAAATTGTTTCTTCATTTATTAAACTTTTATAAATGTTAGATAATGAGTGTTTTACATTTGATTTAATTTCTTTTTCCATAGCAGATCTCCTAGACTCAACCTCATTATCGAAAATATGGATTAATCTTTCACAAGCTTTAGGGTGTAAATCTATTGTGTAACTATATTGATGATTGACTATGGTTAAAGTCCTATTTGATTCAAAAATAATGAATATTCTTTTTTGGTCATTTTTTATATAACGTTTTTTAGAAATAGGTGAGATTAAAAGTTTTGAATCTTCTCTTGAAATTAAATTTTTACAAATAGAAAGACCTTCATTTTCAAAATCACCGTGTTCAAATTGTTCATCTAAAGAAAAAAGCTTGAAATATTTTATAGCAATTTTTTGAATTTTTCTTTTAATTTTATGTTTTAAATTTTTCATCTTTAATTTTAAATTTTAACGTCACTAATATCAACACCACCTAATTCATAAAATCTTTTTTCTATATGATTTTTAAAAGTACTAGAGTAAACTACGTCATCTAAGTGTTTGTTGGACCAAAACATTAACATTTTTGACGCACCTTTTAATTGTTCAATAGTTACACAACTATCGATAACACTTAAAACTTTTTTATAATCTTCCCAAATTTTCATAATAAATTTTACTTTACTAATATAATAAACTTATTTAAACATTTCTACCGTTTTCGTAAATATATTTTAAAACAGGAAATCTAAGACTAATTCCACCTTCTTGATTTTTAGTTTCTTCAAAATATTGAATATTTACAGTTTTACCCACAATTTTGGATGAATCTTTATAGAATTCTTGACGTTGTTCGATACTAAAACCACTACCAACACCAACCTCAAATCCTTTATGCTCAATCACAATTTGTGATGTCATAGTTTCAGTAACTTCTTTACCGTTAATAATAATACGAATAGGTCCATAAGTAATTCCTTTAACTACATACTCAGCATCATGGAATTTTTTAGCCTTTAAAAGGTCCTTACTACGTTTACCTTTGTAAGTAACATTTTTACGTACCATCACACCTTCCCATTTACCTTCTTCAGACTTATCCATCCATTCTTGAAAGTGTTTTACGTCACGTATTTTTTCTTGTGGTAAAATTTCAAGAGTACAATTATTTTCATTACAAATAATAGTTTCACCTAAAACTTTAAGACGTTCAGAAAGTTTACGAACACTTCTTTGGTTAGAAAATTCTTCTAAACTTAAACAATCAAATACTTTATACTTAACATTTTGAATGGTGTGATTTTTTCTACGAATTTCTTTCATAATAGATTGGAAATCTTCGTCACCATTTTCATCGACCATACAAATCTCACCGTCAAAAACAATATTACGAAGTCCAAGATTAGTAATCACTTCCTCAACTTTGTCTAGAGTATCAAATATTTTACCCTGACGAGAGTAAGAAGTTACTTGACCATTTTCCCCAACAACTGTAATACAACGAACACCATCAAGTTTACGAGATACATACCACTCTTCAGTTTCAAAGTTAACCATTTCAGGTTCAAATTTTTCAGCGAGAGCAACATCAAATGTTGGTACAGTTCCAGGAACGGCTTTATTGATAAGACTTTCACCGACACGACATTTCAAATCTTTGTCAATTATATTAAAAATTAATTCTTTATGTTCAGAATTTAATTCTACAAATGAATTTACAAGTCCAATAGCATTATGACCTGTAACTTCGCGAGTACGTAACTCATCCAACAATTCAAAAATATTATATTCTTTTTCGGTTAAAAAAAGAAGTGTGTGTAACTTTTTGCAATTATCGGAAGTTATGTGAAACTGATAAAAAGGATTTGTGACATACATCACAAGTTTCTTCAAATCAGAATCGTGAAGATATTCTTTTAAAAGTTCTACTTTTTTGTTTGAGGAAGAGTCTGATTGTAACTTAGTAACTAATTCTTGAAGACGTGATAGAATATTTTTCATTCTACAAAGATACGATTATTAATTTAATATACAAATTTAATAAAATAAAAAAAGGACCTCTAAGGTCCTTTTCCCAATTCAGTGTTCTACTTTTATTTTGTAGCTGTAGATACTGCTGTTGAATCAGTAACAACTACTGATTCTGTAGCAACAACTGCAGTTGTGTCAACTGCGGCTACAACTGTACTATCAGTTTTAGGAGCTTCAGATTCTGATGAAGATCCACAAGCGGTCATAAGACCAATAACACTTAGAACTAAGATAACTTTTTTCATTTTGTTTTTGTTTTTGTTTTTTTGTTTATGTGATTAATTATAATTAATTTATTTCTAATTGTAAATATGTTTAGACTAATAAAAGTCCGAATTTTTTACGATATTCTAACACAGAAAGTTCTTTTGCCTTAGATTCAAACATTAAATCTAAATCATAACCGTAAGTGTCAACTTCGTTTTGAATATAGTCATGGTGTGCACGAAAATTTTGTTCATCACGAGGTTCAGAAATATGAACAACTGGTGTTATATCAGAAGGCCAAGTTGCCACGGCAAGTTTTAAGGCATCTTCGATACTCATACCATCATTGTGACAGTTATGGTGATGATAGTCGAATACAATAGGTATTTTGGTGTTTTCATGGATATATAACAAGTCTTTAACAGTAAACATATTTGGCTTGTCATCATTCTCAACAGTCAAACGTTTTTTGGTGTTTTCACCAAGTAATTGGAAGTTATCAACCCAACGTTTCATCGCATCTTGTTTATTACCATAGGCACCACCAACGTGAATGTTAATTTTAGAAAAAGGTGAAACAGGCAAACCTATCATATCCATAATTTCTGAATGTTTGTCTAATTCTGAAATTGTTTTTTTAACAACATTTTCACTAGGTGAGGCTAAAACATTAAATGGACCTGGGTGAAAACTTAAACGATGGTTATATTGTCTGACAAGGTTACCTAAACCATTTAATAAGTTTTTAATTTTACCAATGTCAGGTAAGTCATCAAAATTATATTCACTCGACCAAGGAAACATATCAGAACTCATGCGGTAAAGATTGATACCGTTTTTTTCATTCCATTTAATAACTTCAATAAGGTCCCGAACATTTTGTAAAGAAAGTTCTGACACATAATTAAGCCCTTTGGAGTCAAAAGTTTTTCGAATCATACCACGATTAGTCGTAATATTTTTCTCACCTAGGGTCATGTTGATACACGCGTAACCAATTTTCATAATACAAACATACACATTTATATTTTATTGTACAATATTAATCTTATGAAAAATTATTTTGTTAATGCTTATGTTAGAAGTAGGTCATCTAGTTTTATAGACGCTCATATAAGAATGATGGAAATGTATGTACCGTATCTTAAAAACGGTAAATTAGAATACAAAGAAAAATCGATTGAACCTGAATATAGGTTAAAACCACATATATTTATTAGCAATGGAAGATAAAGCTAGTAAAGTGTTTATTATTTTGGATTCACTACTTGAATCTAAAGCTAGATATATTGAAATATCTAAAAACGGTGAGTCTATTTTTAAAGTTAAATTGATTACTGAGGCTGAAGACATGGTTGAGTTTTTGGATGGTTTTTTTGATAACGGTTTTACTGTTAAAGAAATTAGTAAAAAAGAATTTGACGATTTTGAAGGTATAGAAACTTTAAAATTTAATATCTAAAGACATATTTATTATTAAACATAAAGGTAAAATGAAAAAGAGAGTTAGAATTAACAATGATAAAGTTAAAAAACTTGTTAGTGAAAAACTAAAACAGGGTGGTACCTTTGTGCATGAATCTAAAATTGATAAAGCAATTAAACAATATTTAAGTGAACGTAAAGAAGGTTTAGACCCTGAAAACGCTCCTGAATATGAAGAAAAAAACTTTAGTGATAGAGCTAGAAAAAGTTTTAGTGATATGACTAAGGCTTTATACGATATTGTAGAAGATTTAATGATAATTCAGGCCAAAGAACCAGATGTTTTAGTAGATATGTACCCAGAAGAGGTATATTCGGAAGGTTATATAGAGGAAGTTGTTAACCAATTAGAGCTTATTATAGAACATCTTGAATACTTGGAAGGTCTTAACCCGGAAGATTTCGAGGATTTTAAAAAGTAATATTTAGTATCAATTATAAATTATTTAGTTTTATCTAAACAATCAAATTTATGATAGATGAATTATACGATTCCGTATTAAGTATTACAAATCAAACAGGTTATATAGATAAAATAGCAGAATTTGAAGATAAAAAATCTTATTTACGCTGGTCTTCGAACAATCTATTCAAACACAATAACCATAAAATTTACAATCCAAATTACCCAATAAAAACTTTTTCACACGATTACAATTTTAGACTACCTTTTTCTTTTATAATAAAAGAAGATGGTACCATTGACAATGTTGATTGATATTTATATCTGATGGCAATTAAAGGACATAAAGAAAGAGCGTTATTACGTAGAGGTTATCAAGTTCAAGAGGCATTAAAAAGAAGACCTATGTTGAATGAAACTTCTTTTTTACGTAGAAGTCTGATTTCTGAAAGTATTGATGCAGAAAAAAATTTAAAACTAAGCCAACTTTGTGGGGAAGATATATCACACAACATCAAAGATAGTGTGTATTGTGATTTAGCTAAAATTTTAGATGAATTACCACAAGCTTTAGCTGAAGAAACTTATGGTGCAATAGTTAATTTATATAACTTTTTTAAACCCATTAAAAAAGATAATAGGATTGTTTTTATAAAAACTATCAAAGTTATTTTAAAAAATGAAAATCCAGCCAACTCTTTAAGGTTAATATCTAAATTTTTAAAAGACCCTGAATTTGAAAAAGATGATGTTAAAAAAGCACTTATAAGTTTTAGAAATAAAGAATCTGTACCACAAAACCAGTTAGAAGAATTTTTAAAGAAAGCTAGATATAAAGAGTATTCTAAATACGAAGAATCTTTTTCAGGTAATAATTTTGATTTATTAAGAGGTAAAAGTAAATTAAGTCATGGTCAAATAAATCCCGAAACTGGTAAATCAGAATCATTTTTTAAAATGGTTAGAAGTGTTTATGAAGGAAATATTGATGTTAAATTATTTATCGATTCAGTCTCTAAGGCTGTATTAAATACTGATATAGAAGACTTACTTTTTAAATCAGATTTAAAAGTAAAAAGTGATTTAATGGTTGGTGAAGATGTTATAATCCCACAGGGTTCCAGTATTGAGGTTAAAAAATTTGATTACGAAATTGATAGTTATTTTTCAGAATATTTTGCTATATACAAAAATAGTGACATACCTGAAATAGCTTACGAGGAAGATTTTAAAGATTTATATAATTACATTATTGATAGTATTTTTAAAAATGTTGAAAAAAATGGTCAATACATGATTAACAAAATCTCTGATAATGTTGATGGTATTATGTACGACAGAAACATTATTGTGTTAAAAAAAGATATTGAGTTTTACTGGAGTAATAAAGGTCAAAGAGGTTGTGATGAACGTAGATTAAGTGTTAGGTTTAGAATAAAAAACCCAAACATTATCGCTTACACGTATGATTCAAAAACACACAGTAACCAGTTAATCCCTCAAGAGCTTGACGTTGATGTTAAGTCTAAAGTTTTTTGTCAGTAATTTTTAACGACACTTTTAGCTGTTATAGCGTTGTAGTTAATTAAAATTTTACACAAATCTATTGGTATTATTACTCTGTCAGATTCAAAAATAAATTTTTTAGGTTGATTATCGAAAACTGCGACGTGATACTCCTGACCACTCTGTTTCCCAAAAATTATCAAATCAGTGTTGTAATCTCTTCTTAGAGAATCTGTCGATACATACCAATATTTTTTACCTTTTGATAGATTTTCAAAAGTTTTAACTTGTGCAGTTGACGATTTTCTAGGAAATCCGTTATAATTTGATTCTATAGACATATCAATACCTGCAAAATCTAAACTACCACCAGCTTCGGAAACCATAGTAACTTTAGTTTCAGGTAATGATTCTAAAACAATTTTAACAAAATTTTCCCTTTTAACCCCACTACGTCTTGTTTTATTTACCGTATTTACAATATCATTTTTTAAAGTAGAGTTTGGACCAAAAATATTTTGTCTTTCTTGCCATAATAATCTAAAAAAATTACGGTTACCTTCATCTTCGGTGTAACTTTTATTAAAATCTATAGTAAAATCACCAATATTTTTTAAATAAGGTATAACAATTTTATCTCTAACAATATAATGTGTATTAATAAAATTATAATTTGACCAATTAAGGTCATCTTCGTCAGTCAAAGGTCTAACTACGCCTTCATTACCGGCAGAACCAATACCCCAATATGGAGTATTTTCATATATATCTTTAATAATGTTACTTATCGCAACTTTATAATCGTTTTCAAATTTAGTACGTGCCATTTAGTTAAATTTTGATATTTATAAATATAATCAAAAATTTCTTTAATGAACATAATTTTAGAAAACATAAGAAAAGTTTTATTAGAAAACAGGGTTGATGATGTTAAGAAAAAATATCCTGAAGTTGACCCTGCTATTATTGACTATTTTGTAAAAGAAGACCCGTCAGGTAACAACAAATATCTTGATTGGTTGGTTAAGGCTATGACCCATGGACCAACAATCCAATCTGTTGAAGATATTTTGGATGAGGCTATGCAATTTAACACACCTCAAGAGTTTTTAATGATGTTGGTTAAAAAATTTCACGAATTATTACCTTATATGGTATATGTTGAAGATGGTAAGAAAGTTGGTACTACTGATTTGTATCAATATAAATTTACTGACAGTGAAATGATTAATTTTTTGGGTTTTGATTTATCTCAAGCAAAAGAAAGAAAAGACGAAAAGAATAAACAAAAAGACGCGAAGAAAAATTCTGATAAAATCTATGAAGATAAAAATTGGTTGGTAGTTAGACCAAAAAATTGGGAGTCTTCTTGTGTATATGGAGCCGGTACTAAGTGGTGTACAACATCCAAAGAAAATAGTTCACACTTTAAACGTGAAACTGACCGTAACTTTTTAATTTACGTAATTAACAAAAATAAAACTTCTAAAGATACTGAATACAAGGTTGCTTGGCAAATTCCTTATACGAAAAAAGTAAATAAATACGTTACCTCAACACCAGGTAACCCATCAGTTTGGACTTTAAATACCGATAAAATTAAATTATGGAATGCTGAGGATACTAATATAGCAAGTAGAGGTTCTTCTGGTTATGATTATTTAGATACGGTTCCGGCCTCTGTTAAGGGGAATATTTTAAAATACATGCAAAGACAAATGGATGAAATGTATGCCAACATGGCTTACGTTGAAGATCCTTACACCCAAGCTTTGGTTGAGCATTTGGCTTTAAGTGAAGAAGAAGTTGAAGAGGTTGAACAAAGAGATTACGGTTATTACGGTATGCGTGTTTATACCGTAGACGGTAGTGATGATTATGCTGTAGCAACAACAGATGAGGTTGAGAGGGCGAAACACGAATGGGCGGAAAATTATATTAACGATTTAGGTATTTGGGAAGCTATTGGTAATAATCCCGAAAAATACATTTATATTAACGACCCAAGGACTATAGCAAATGATATGGCTGAAAATTATATAGGGGATTTAAATGTAACTGACGATATATTACACGAAGGAAAAAGATTGGACAAAGAAACCAAAGCTATGGTTGAAGAATGGGAAGTTAATCAATCAATCATGGAAACTAATCAAGAAGATATTGATGATATGATGGAAAGATATGGTGAATTAGATGAAGACGAAGAACAAGAATTGTCAGAATTAGAAATTGAAAATGAATCAATAGAAAAAACAAACGATAAACTTTTACAATCTATTAAAGATAGAATTCGTGACGATTATTATGAAACTTATGTTACTCGTATGACAGACGACCCATTAGATTGGTTGGAAGAGTTTGGTTACTGGAGTAGTAAAACTGGTTTAGATAAATTTGCCATTAAAAACGGTTTGGTTGGTATTGACGAAACCGAATTAATTAATGATATGGCAGATGATTTAGATTACGAATATTTTAGTAGGACTGGTAATTACGAGTATGTAAACATAGAAGGTGATAGATACTACATCTTCCCAACAGATTAAAAAGGGTAAGTATTTGTTAGAGCAAATATTTTTTCACACTCAAATCTTTCTTTATTTTCCTCATAAAAATCCACAATAGCTTTATCCTCTTGTTGTTTAAGCCATTCTGTGTACTGATAATCGTAGTCTTCATTTACACGATTAATTTCATCAATAAATTGTTCTTTAATTCTGCTCATACGAATGATAATTTTTTAAGTTCTTGTTTTGGTTTAATATTTTCGATAATTTTTATAACACCCATATTAATATCTCTTTTGAAAATTTCATACCCATACCAACCAGGGTGAACACTATTATTGGTGTTGTAAGTAAAACCAGCTACTTCACCATCCAAACCGTAGTTTGGTTCAAAATAATGTTCGAAATAATAATTTGGATATCTTTCTGATAGTGGGTAAACTCTTACTTTCATACCACAAAGATATAAAAAAAATGGGAACCTAAAAAGATTCCCATTGATTTTTTCTAACTAATTTTTTAGAAAACAAATTCACAATCATGTTCCTTTTTGAACATAAATAAACCAGCTTGTTTTCTCAAATCAGCTTTCGCATATTCACCGATACCCATACCATAATCGTGAGATGCCACATCAGTCAAAGAGTTAAGAAGTTCCCAAGAAGTCATGTTAGTCTTAGCATTTTTCCAATGACGATTAGTCAAAGTATCAAGGTTGTAACCTTTTTGATTGTAATCTGCCTTAATTTCGTTTGTAGGGAAGAAACGGTCAAGAACTGCCTCAACACGTGCGTCATTCTTGTCAGTAACTTTGTTTGCCACCATTTCACGAAGTTTCATAACTTCATTATAAGAAGCTGAAATTGAATTCATTTTTCTTACTTGGTCAGAAAACACCCCTTGAAATTTTTGGTTAGTTTCAGCCAAACCTTTAACATCTGTCATAAATTTGTTGATACTTTCAATAGAGTTATCCATCAAACGAGGACCCATTTCAAGACGACGAGGACCAACCATCCCGTTCTCACAAACAAGACGAAGAATATAAGGGTCAATTGCGATATCCTCAGTAGGACCTGCGGTTACAATAACACCTGTATGGAAAGCTTCATCCTTCAAATCAGGAATATCAAAACCCCAATTACTTTTTACAGTAGAGATTTGGATGTTTCCGTCACTTGAGATTGACATGTTACCAACATCCAATTGGTGGTCATTGATTACATTTTCAACCATATCAAAATAGAAATCTGTTGAAATGTATGGTTTACTTGCGTCAGTGATAGCCACAACTCTCATAGTTGAAGGGGATATATAAATCGCCACTTTCATGTCTTTTTGAGTTGCCATCTTGGTTTTAATGACTTTTACCAATTGGTTACGAGAATTCATACCGAAGATATCAGTAAATTTACCCATAAAAGAATCACTAATCTTAAGAGTTTTAAGTAATGACTTAAAAGCCCCAGACGATAGTTTTAATTTTACTCCGTCAATAGAGATATTACCATTACGACTTTCAACATCTTCAAAATCAATGTTAAGTTCAGCAAGAGTCATATTCTTACGGATGGGATAATTGTCTTTTACTTCTTTTTTAAAATTTTCGTAGTTTTCCATATTTTTTTATTGTTTATACAAATATAATGATTTTTTTAATAAATACAACACTTTATAGATAATTATCTACCCATTTGGATTATTCTTTCCGCCTCAATTTCATCATCAGATTCACCCTCAAACTCTCTCATTATTTGTTCTTCAGTTTCACTAGTAAATAAAACATCACTAACGGTATCTTCTTCAACAAATTCTTTTACCAAAGGAACCTTACTATAAATTTCTTTGTCAGAAGTTTCTGATTGTTGGAGAAGTTCCAAAAGTTTTTGGTCATTTTCATTTTGAAATGAATCCATTTGTTTTTGAATTTCAATAGCCTTTTCTAACTCATTGTATTTTTTAGAGTCATAGTTAATCTCACCACTAATTTTATCTAAAACCATATAAAGTTTTTTACGTGTATCACCTCTACGGTTTTTAACATAAACTAAATAACGTTGTCCAGTAACTTCATCAACACGAACAAACATCATAGCTGTTGTATTGTGTTTAAGTTTAGTAGAACCTGCGTACTCACCACCTTTAGTGATATGTTGGATAACATCGAAAGATGTATATTTTTTAAGTTCGTTTTGACCTTTAGTGTGTTTAACTAATAGATTAATTAACCAAGTTTCAACGGTTGAAGCGTTCATCTTACTTTGTGAGTCTTTGATTTTATCTTTCACATCCATAAAAGAGTCCATGATAACATAATCCCAACCCATATCAAGAGCTTGTTCCAAGGCTAATTTAGGATTTTCATAATCCGCCATGTAAAGTGTATTCAAATTCATTAATTGTGGGAGTTCTTCAGCTAATTCACGGTTGTCAATTGGATTCATTTCAGATGAAATATAAAGACATTTTTTGTCGGGGTTATAACGTTCAATACCAGTCATTTTATCAACTAACATTGTGGTTTTACCTGAACCTGGTTCACCAACTACAACCGAAATGGTTGCTGGCATGGTACCACCTTTTTTAGATATTACAGTATCGATGAATTTACCACTTTTTAATGGGATAAAAACTTCAGGCGGAAAATTAAAGTCAGTTAGTTTTACAATTTGTACCGATTCTTTTTGTTTTGTCATACAGTTTGTGTTTAGTTTTATTTACTCTTACAAAGATATAATATTGTTATTTAACAAACAAATTTATTTATGGAAAACAAAGAAATGGTTAGTCATCCACAACATTATGGTGGTAAAGATAACGTTTATGAGGCAATTAAAGTAATAGATGCTTGGGATTTAGGATTTTCTTTGGGGAATACCATAAAATATATCTCAAGAGCTGGTAAAAAGAATCAAACTAAAGAATTAGAGGATTTAAAAAAAGCCTTATGGTATTTAAATCACCATATTAAAACATTAGAAAGTAAATTGAAAGAAAATTAGTGATATTTATTATTAAAGTAATTTTTAATGTCAACTTTATTATTAGAAAACAAATATCTCATAACTGAATCTGGTATCAGAGATATAAACAAATTAGCACAACGTTATGATAACGCTAAAATATACTTCCACCAAGACTTAGATGGTGTAACCACCGCTATTGCAATGAAAAACTACCTTGAACAAAATGGTATCAAAGTTGTTGAAACAGAAGTTATACAGTATGGTGATAAAGAATTTAGTATTAAAAAACCAATGGCAAGAGGTGATATAATGCCGGTTTTGGTTGACTTTGCACACGGTAAACCAATGTTTGTTATTCATACTGATCATCACGATAAACAGGTTGGTGCTGAAAAAGGAGCGTCAACATCTTTTAGACAATCACGTTCAAACGTTGAAACTATTTCACAAATAGTTTCCCCAAAAGAAATATTCCCATACTTAGATGTTTTAATGATTTCTACTGTTGATAGTGCGGATTATGCTAAAATGGGTATTACCCCTGAACAAGTTATGAACTATGTGTTTGTTTTGGATAAGGAAAAAAGTCTTGAAAAGAATAAAAAGATGATGGCCCTTGTAACTAACAAATTATTGTTAGCTTATAAAAACAAACCTAAATTTTTAGAAAGGCTGGTTATGGAATCTTCCGCATCCCTTTTAAGTATATATCAAAATATAGTTAGATTAGCAAAAGAAGAAGGTTATACTTCACCTGAAGTAATGACACAACACGCTAAGGAATACGCTGAATCAATGAAGACTAGTAAAAATGTATCATATGACCCTACAACTGGTATTATTTCACAGTATGGTGGTGGTTACATGGTAAAACCTGGTTCTTATGATAGATACGTACCTTTTAAAAACTTTCCTGAGGCTAATTTCTTAATTATAGCATGGCCTTTAGGTTTACTACAAGCTAGTTGTAACCCATTTAAGGCTGAAAGAAGTCTTAAAGGTGTTAATTTGGGTGAAATAGCTCAAGAAGTTTTAGTCAAATTTAAACCACAATTAGAACAGTTTGAAATTACTGTTGATACAATCAAATATTTTGCTGAAAAACACAAAGATTTTAGTCAAGAATCAGTTGGTTTTACCTATAATGACCTTATGGCAATTTATGGTCAGACAGAAGGTGGTATCACTGGTTTAAATACGGTACCCGAAGGTGCTAAAGAAGGTTACACGGTTGAAAGGTGGAGGGAAGCTATTAAAAAAGTTATGGATAAACCTTATACAAGTTTGGGTGAGAAAGAAATTAAAGCCTTAAAAATGTTAAAAGTTTCGGGGTGGGATATCATTCAAGCTAATAGTGGTGGTCACAAGTGTATAACCAATATTTCAGGTCTTATGTATTTTGGAAAACAAGGTGTACCTTATCTTAAAGAATTTCAAGCTGAGTTTGAAAAAGAACTTAGAACAAAAATATTAACAAACAATCAAACAAAATAAAAAAGGGGTTTTTAACCCCTTTTTTAATCTTTAACATATTTTTCAATATTATCAGCAATGTTTTTTAAATCGGAAAGATAATTCACGTTTCCCGGGTGTTCGGTATCAAAATAATTCATCTCTTTTAAAAACTGTAAGTAATCTTCTTCTGTTTTTATTTTACTTAAACCTATATAAGTTTGGTAAAAAGCATAATCTATGACAGCGTCCTTCCAAGTATCGTAATAAGCGTGTCCGTGTTGTGACCCATTTTGTTTATTTGGTCTTTTATTAGCCTCTTTCATACCAAAAGGGTTGTGATTATCTTTCCATATTCTAGATTTAAACCCACTTTCTTTAATTGCTTGAGCAAAAACAAGATTAGGAAACTTAATATTAATTTTTTTCAGGTATTCGTAAAAATTTTTCTTACTAAAAGAGTTATTTTCAGAATCCATGTAAAGTAAAACAACATCATTTTCCGTTATCTTTTCATTTTTACCCACTTTTACCCCTTGTTTGTAACAAATAACGCTAATTACAAAATAAAACCATATAACTGCTAATATTACAAATAAAATAGTTTTAGGATTTATTTTAACCATTTCAAGTCCTGTTTTGTCCCATCGATAAATTTTCATAATTTAATTTTTTTTAATTTAAACAAATATAATCAAAATATTAACAAAAAACCCCTCAAAAGAGGGGTTTTTTAGTATTACTTACCTTTATCTTCCTTTTTTTTAGAATTTTTAGGTTTTTTGATATCAACTTTAACATCTTCAATTTTGGTATTGTAAGAAATTGTGATTGTATCACCAATACTAAGTTCACCCTCGAGTACTTTTTCAGAAATTGGGTCTTCTACGTACTTTTGGATTGCTCTATTTAAAGGACGTGCTCCATATTTTTCGTCATAACCTTTTTCAACCAAATACTCTTTTAAAGTATCTTCAATTTTAAGGACATAACCCATTTCTTTAACACGACCAACTACTTCACTTAAAGGAATATCGACAATTCTCTTAATATTTTCTTTGTCAAGTGATTTGAAAACAATAACATCGTCGATACGATTTAAAAATTCAGGTGAAAAGGCCTTCTTTAATGAATCTTGTATCACACCTTCAGCTATTTCATCGTGAGCATTATTTTTAGATTGAGTACCAAAACCCACACCAGTTCCAAACTCTTGAAGTTTACGAGCTCCTACGTTTGAAGTCATAATGATAAGACAGTTTTTAAAATCAACTTTACGACCTAAACCATCACTTAAATGACCATCATCAAATACTTGAAGTAAAACATTAAAAACATCTGGATGTGCTTTTTCAACTTCATCTAAAAGAATTACCGAAAATGGTTTTCTTCTAATTTTTTCAGTCAACTGACCACCTTCTTCATACCCAACATAACCTGGAGGAGCCCCGATTAATTTAGATACCGTGTGTTTTTCCATATACTCAGACATGTCAACACGAATTAAAGATTCAGGAGAACCAAAAATACTTTCAGCTAACATTTTAGCTAAGTGAGTTTTACCTACACCTGTTGGACCTAGAAACATAAAAGAACCTATCGGTTTCTTTTGGTTTTTAATACCTACACGATTACGTTTAATTGCTTTAGTAATTTTATCGATAGCATTATCTTGACCAATAACTTTAGTCTTAATTTCCTTATCCATGTTACGGAGTTTTTCATTTTCACTTTGTGAAACTTTAGTAACAGGAATACCTGTAACCATAGAAACAACTTTGGCAACATCATCTTCATTAACAGTAGGTCTTACTCTATCAAGATTTTTGGCCCACTCATTAGTGGAATGTTCTAAATCATCTTGTAAATGTTTTTCTTCATCACGAAGTTTTGCTGCGTCTTCATAACGTTGTTGTTTTACAACTTCAATTTTTTGACGACCTACTTCAGTTATTTTTTCTTCAAGGTCAATAATTTCTTGTGGGGGTTTAATATGAACTTGCATTCTAGCCCCAACCTCATCTAAAATATCTATAGCTTTATCAGGTTGTTCACGGTCACTAATATAACGGTCAGCTAAATTAACACAAGCCTCAATAGCTTCAGTTGTATAATTCACCTTGTGATGGTCTTCATACTTATTCTTAATGTTGTTAAGAATTATAAGTGTTTCATCTTTAGAAGGTGGATCAACCACTACCATTTGAAAACGTCTAGCCAAAGCTCCATCTTTTTCAATATTCTCACGATATTCGTCAAGGGTTGTTGCCCCAATACATTGAACTTCTCCACGAGCCAAAGCTGGTTTTAAAATATTAGAAGCGTCTAGAGAACCTGAAGCATTACCCGCTCCAACCATTGTGTGAATTTCATCAATAAAAAGAATAACATCATCGGCTTTTTCAAGTTCTTGCATGATACCTTTCATTCTTTCTTCAAATTGACCCCGATATTTGGTTCCAGCAACTAAAGATGCTAAATCCAAACTTACAACACGTTTGTCAAAAAGAATACGAGGACATTTCCTCTCAACAATTTTAAGAGCTAACCCCTCAACGATTGCGGTTTTACCCACACCAGGTTCACCAATAAGAATTGGATTGTTCTTTTTACGTCTTGAAAGAATTTGTGACACTCTCTCAATCTCATCTTCCCTTCCAATAATTGGGTCTATCTGACCTTCAGAGGCAAGTTTTGTAATGTCTCGACCAAAATTGTCAAGTACTGGGGTTGTTGATTTACCTTGAGCAGCTTTTTTAGCTTTTTTACCCAAGTCGTCGATTTCTTCAAAGTCTCCTGTCATATTCATTATTTTTTGTTTCTTTAAATGTAATAAAGTTTCTTTAAAAGTTCTATAGGTAATACCCTGATTTCCTAAAACTTTTGTACCGTCTAACGATTTATTTTTTAAAATAGATAAAAACAAATGTTCCACACCAATAGAATCATCACGTAATTTATCAGATTCAAGTTCAGCGGAACTGATAGCGTTTTTTGATGACTCACTAAAAGGTACTATTTTTAGTTCTACAATATTAGGATTTTTTATTTTAAATCTCAAGTAACCTTCTAATTTTTCCATCAAATCGTCAACATCAGAACCCATGGCCTCTAACACCTCAATTACTTGATTATCATCAAGGTTTAAAATAGAAAGTAATAGATGTTCGGGTTTTATTTTGTTTTCACCAAATCTTACTGATTCTTTAAAAGCCTCTTTCATTATAGCTTTTAAATTAGGCGTCATTTTTTTCATTTTCCTAACTTTATTTAAATGAAATATATTTAAAAATAAGGGAAAGAAAAGTTTACAGAACAATTCCCTTTTATTGGTAAAATTATTAGTTTTAAATAAAAATTAGACATATGTTATACAAAAAACTTACACTTTGGATTAAAGACAATGGTTCTGTAATCGCTTTAGAATATCACAGGGTTATGGTGACAGTATCTGGTGATTACATGATACTTTCACTTCATAATGATGATAGTACAGAAGTTACTACTGAGGTACACCATTTAAGTACCATAAAGAATTGGAAAACTTACATTAATTAATGTTTATAGAAAGAAATGAAAAAGACGGGGTAATTTCCTGTCTTTTTAAATCATCCAATATCTTGGCATCAGATTATAATCAAGAAAAAAAAGAATTAACTATAATCTTTAACGCAGGACGTAGATATACATATTCTGATGTTAATCACAAAGATTACCATCGTTTTGAAATGGCTGAGAGTCAAGGTCAATTTTTCAATAAGTACATTAAAAAGTACCCAACAAAGAAAAATAGTGATATTAACCCAGCAGAATTGTTAAACAGAGTAACAGAAATTTTAAATGAGCAAAATAGAACAACAATACCTAAATCTTCTTAAAGATATCTTAGAAAATGGAACAAGAAAAAATGGATGAAAAATACTTAGAAGATAACATGGATATGATATTTGGTACTGAATGTATAAACGGTAGTTTTAGTGTAAATCTTCGTAAAAAATTAGAAAATAATGTAGTAGAAAAAGATGATAGAACATATTTATCTAATAAAGAAAAATATGGTAATATACAAGACTACAAATTTGGTGAATGATAAAATCTATATCGGACAAGACAAAAACAATAACCCAAATTATTTAGGTTCTGGTAAAAAATTAAAAAGAGCTATTAAAAAATACGGTAAAAATAATTTTTTAAAAGAGGTTATTGAAATTTGTGATAGTGAAGAGTTACTAAATGAAAGGGAGATTTTTTGGATATCTTATTATAAATCAACAGATAGAAAAACAGGTTATAACATAAGTGACGGTAGTAAAGAAGGTGATAGAAGATTAGGGTATAATTCTCTTATAAAAAAAGGTAGGTATAAAACTTGGTTAGAAAAATACGGTAAAGAGGAGGCTGATAGAAAACATCATGAATGGAAACAAAAAATATCCGATTATCAAAAAATAAAAATGTTAAATGGTTGGTCTCACACTGAAGAGGTTAGAAAAAAAATCTCAGAAGCACAAAAAGGTAAAATTCTTACTCAAGAAACAAGAGATAAGATGAGAAAACCAAAACCAAATGGGTTTTCAGAAACCATATCAAAAATTAAAAAAGGTGTGCCTTTAGGACCTTCAAAAAGAAGAAAACCGGTTGACCAATTTGATTTAAAATGGAATTATATTAAAACTTGGGAGAGTATAAGTAAAGTTGAACAAGAGTTGAGAATTTATAACATAAACGCGGTCTGTAAAGATAAACAAGATACTGCCGGTGGGTATAGATGGAAATATAGTATAAAAGAAAATGAATAAATTAGATTTAGATTACCAAAACCTATTAAGAGATATATTAGAGAATGGTACAAAAAAAGAAACTAGAAATGGTGGCACTATCTCAGTATTTGGAAGACAACTCCGACATGATTTTCGGGACGGATTTCCTCTACTCACCACCAAGCGAATGGCTTTTAAAGCGATTGTCACCGAGTTATTATGGTTTCTTAGAGGAGACACAAACATCAAATACTTAGTTGACAACAATTGTCATATTTGGGATGGTGATGCTTATAAGAACTTTGAAAAGAGATATTATAAAGAGATTTTTAATTATGAAACGGGTTCTCATAATAGATTAATGAGTTTAGATGAATTCATACTCAATATCAAAACAAATGATGAGTTTGCTAATAAGTGGGGTGATTTAGGTCCAATTTATGGTAAGCAATGGAGAAGTTGGGAAGGTGTAATAAAAAAACAATTAACATCTATAAGCTATGAAATGAATTGGGGTAGTCTTGACCAAATCACAAACCTAATCAATGACCTTAAAACAAATCCAGACTCAAGACGATTAATGGTTAATGCTTGGAATGTAGGTGAATTAGACCAAATGGTACTTCCACCTTGTCATTATGGATTTCAAGTTTATACAAGAGAGTTGAGTTTAGAAGAGAGAAAACAAATCTTCGATGACAGAGGCTATGTTTGTGATTTATGGCCTTTTAATGGTGATTGGCACGGTGAGTATGATGGTTTTGGAATACCTAGTAGAGCAATCTCATTAATGTGGAATCAACGTTCAGTAGATACATTCTTAGGTTTACCATTCAACATTGCTTCTTATGGATTGTTATTAGAGATAATCGCTAAAGCAGTCAACATGATTCCTGATGAATTGATTGGTAATTTAGGTGATGTACATTTATATTCAAATCATGTTGAACAAGCTAAGGAACAGATTGGTAGAGATTATTCAGTTGGAGAAAGATTAGAATTTTTATCTGAAAAAAAACCTGACTTTAATCCTGAAACCGCTTTTGGTATTACAAAACACATTGATAGTTATTGTCATTATGTTATTGACGATTACAGTATTCCTAGAAGAACAAGGGAACCTTATCCACTACCTAAACTAAATATTAATTCAGGTAACGAAAATTGGCATCTATTAGATATTGATGATATTATAAATTCTTTAGATAATGAACTAACTTTTAAATTAGAAAACTATCAATCACACCCTAAAATATCAGCACCTTTAAGTAATTAAATTATGTCAAAAAGAAGAGCAAAATACCAAAAAATAATTAAAGAATGGAATGAAGCTACACCACAAGAAATATGGGAAGGCATCAGAGACAATTTTACTTTTGGTTTCATAGGTGCAACACTTGTTGTATTTATAGCATTAAAAATAGATATAGCCGTTTTAGTTGGTTACTTATCTTATTACATGTTTATGGGTAAAATAGTAAACAGACCTAAATATGTAACTGATTTAGGACAACTTATAGTATTCCCAGTACCATCCGCTTTAGGGGCATTTACTGGTTATAAACTATCATACGCTTTAATTCAACTTTTAACTTATTAAAAATATAAAATATGGAAAATAAAAAATACGAGGCTGGTTCAGTTAATACAGCTGAAATTAAAGAAACAATAAAATCAATTGAGGTATTAACTTCTCAGTATAAAAAAAGAAGATTAAATACTGAAAACTACATTAAGTTAATACACGAAAATTTGTCTAACTTAACAAATCAAAGAAACTATAGGGAATATTTAAATAAAATCGGACAAAATTAATATGTTCATACAAATTTTACCTGACGAATTAATAGAGGAGTTCAGAGCTCCTTGGAAACAACAATTGATTAAAAATCTACACATAGATTATGCGACTAATGCGATACATGGTTGGTTTGAAGACAAAGAAGTTATTATTTTTAGATTTAAAGATTATGGTTGGGTTATGGATAATAGAAATTCTGGGTATAAAATATCAAATGGTGGTGCCGGAATTTTAATTTGTGTAAAAACTTAAATATTTATAATTATGAAAAAAATTTATTATCTAATCATATTTTTAGGGTTTTATAGTTGTACACCTAAGTACAAAGAATTATTTGACCTAAAATATAAAGAACATGAGTCTTTGAAGAAAAAATACGAAAGTTTACATTACGAGTACATAACAATAAAAGACGAAAAAGAATACTTAAGAGACCAATGTAGAGTTTTCTATATGGAAAAAGAAAACCTTAACTTTAAAATAGATTCTTTGAAAAAAGTTATATCAGGAAAATAAAAAAGATATTATTATATTTGAAAAAAATTGGTGATGCTCAAATAAGAATGATGTTACATTCTGGTTGGGGTAAGTTTTAAATTTGTTGATAAACTTTAACGTCATATATTGTTAAACAAGGTCTGTCATCAGCAGTAACTTCAGATTTTGTTTTATAAAAAAATACAGGACCTTCCGTATAGGCAATATATCGAAGGTCTTTTGTTTGCTCATCATAACCTAAAAATAAAACTTTAATATCTTCATATCCGTATTTAGTTAATATTTTTTTAACCAAATACTTTAAATCAGCACCAGTACATTCTATTGATTCTAACTTAGTTGCAATATCCTCAATATTAAAGTCGTTGATACGAGTTTCAATTAATTTCTTAAGTTGATGTTCTTTTAGTATGATTTTTCTCTTCATTTTATTACAATAATCTGTTTCTTTTGATATTACGATTAACCTTACTACAAAGTGGCTGTAAATTTGTGTAATGAAATAATTGTAATAACTCATCTTTAGTCTTTACCGAAGATAAGGGTGTGATATAATCTATATCCCAACCGTAATTTAACTCACCGTTATATAAACCGTAATTATCCCAAGACATCCAATCTTCAAATTTAGATTCTAAATGTCTTTTAAAATCTTCAAATGAACAACCTAAAATTTGATTTGCTTTTACTTGTGAAGTGTATTTTTTTCTTTTAAGACTTTGTTTAACCTGATTTTTTATTTTAATGGATAATTTAAACAAGGGATTATTTTTTCTTTTTAGTTTTTGATACTCTACACTATTTTTTACTATTTTTTCTTTATTACTTGAATAATACTTTTCCCAGTAATTTGAATTATTGTCCTTCCATAACTTATTATATTCAGTCAACTTATCTTTATTTATTTTTTTATAAGTTTTTTGGTAATTTTTTCTTTTTTCTTTATATTCAGGGTCATTTTTTTTACTAAGATAATGTTGTTTTCTTTTTTCTAAAATATCTTTTTTATTTCTTTCGTAGTAAGTCATAAAATAATCTTCTTTTTCATTCTTTTTAATAAATATCTCGAATATTTATAATGTAGATGAAAAAGGCTACACAAATAAAAGAAATTAGTAAAGTTACTAAAAGTGATAGGTATGTAGATTTAACAGGTTTTAAAATGCAAGATGATTTAAATCCTAAAATTTGGGATAAAAATCAAAAATTACGTCCTGAAATTAGAAAAAACTTACTTAAAATTGCTGACGATTATATTGAAAGTTTAGAAATTGAAAATCTTGACATTGATGACGTTACTTTTACAGGTAGTTTAGCGAATTATAATTGGTCACAATACTCTGATGTTGATTTACACATTCTTATTGATTATAAGGAAATCCCTGTCGATGAGACCTTAGTTCAAGATTTTTTAAAATCTAAAAGTACGGCATGGAATCAAAATCATGATATAAAAATTTATGGTTATGATGTTGAACTTTACGTTCAGGATATATCAGAAGAACATGTTTCAACTGGTGTTTATTCCATTTTAAAAAATGAATGGATAGTACAACCTGAAAAAAAAGTTATCACTGTTGATGATAAAAACGTAAGGCTAAAAGCTAATCGTATAATGGATTCAATTGATGATTTATACGATGAAATGAAAAAATCAAAAAATTACGACGATGTTGTAATTAAATCAGATAAAATAAAAGATAAAATTAAAAAAATGCGTCAAGCTGGTTTAGATGAGGCAGGTGAATTTTCAGTAGAAAACATGGTCTTTAAAGTATTAAGACGTAATGGTATGTTGGAAAGACTTTCTGATATCAAAACTGTGGCTTACGATAAATCTGTTACGTTAGAAAATAACAGATATTTATATAAAAAAATATTAAAAAATGGCATGTCGTTGTTATAAAATAGTTCAAGGTGGCTCAGGAGCCTGTGACTTTGATTATATAGATTGTAATGGTGTTTCAGGTACAACTAGTTTTCTTGCTGAATCAACAAATTATATTTGTATTAGGTCGGTTACAAGTTCTACTTGTGATTCTTATACAGATAACGCACCTTGTTATAATGGTGTTTGTTTAACTGGTACAACTGACCAATTATTATACGGTTTATTAAACACATTGGGACCTTGTCCTGATATCTGTGACGGAACAACCCCTGTTGGTGGTCCTGCTGGCATTGGCCTTGTTGATATTAAAACAGGTCGAGCTTTAAAACCTAACGGTGAATCTTACTTACCTTAATTTAAAATATGGCCTGTAATCTCTATTCAGTTATACTACCACCCTCCAGTACTAATCAATACAACATTTTAGATTGTTCTGGTAATACACAATCAAAATTATATTTACCATTCGGTGGTGGTGAAATTAAATTTTGTGCTAACGAAATTGTAGAATTTACAGGAGCCACACCTTCTGTAACTTCAGGGGCTTGTCAAAGTAATTGTACATGTTTTACAACTAATTTATTAACAAATGAAAGTAATTTAACTAATTTAACTTATGTAGATTGTAACAACAATTATTATGTTGATAAGGGACCTGCGTTTGCTCCTGATAAACAAATCTTAAATGCTCAACCAGGTGAATTTTTTGATTTTTGTGCTTTATATGTTTCTGTAAACACCAGAGGTTGGTCTGTTACTAATAATGGTGATTGTGAAACTGGTTGTACTTTTTGTCGATGTATAATTGTTAGTAATACAACCAGCGAACTGACCGAAAATTTTACTTATACTGATTGTAACGGTAGCCCAAATTTAGTCACACTTAATCCTAAAGAAACAATCACTTTTTGTGGGTTAGATACAGATATTACTGTTGCACAGTCTACCAACAATTTAGCGGTTAACTACGGTAATCAATGTGTTGATGATCCAGGTGCTGATTATCCTTTTAAATGCCCTTGTAAGTGTACAACATTTTCTAATGACACACAAGCGTATAATGATGATGTTTATTTACTTTATACTGACTGTGATAACAACACCAACACAATACAACCAAATATAAGTACAAAATTTGAAACTATTACTTGTGTTCAAAATTTTGTGTCCATAATTCCTGGAATTCCGAATGATAGACCAGAACCAAATGCTTGGTCTGCAACATATCAATCAGATTGTACAGATGGTTCGTGCCCTTGTTATTGTTATAGTATTTTCAACGATGGACCTGAATTTTCACTTGGTTATGTAGATTGTGGTGCGACTGGAACAACAATTCATACTATTTACAATTCCTTTTTCGGTATAAATACTTCTTTTTGTAGTCCTTCAATTATTACTCAACAAGACATAACTGAATTATCAACCAACAGCAAATTATACACAGGTAATACTTGTTCTAGTGGTAGTTGTGTTTGTAATTGTTATAGTTTGACAAATAATAATGGTTTTAGAACACAACCTAAATATATCGATTGTAACGGTAATTTACAAACTATATCATTAGAAGATGGGGAAACACAAAAAGTTTGTAGCATTGGTTTAAGTTATAGTGATACTGAAAATATAGATATAATAAATGAAGGTCCTTGTATTGATGGTGAATGTCCATCCACACCAATAACTGGTGATTGTACTTGTTATTATGTTATATCAACAAATGGTCTTGAAACTATAGATGTTTCAATAGTAGATTGTGACAATATTCCCAATGTTTTAACTTTAACAGAAGGTAAAGGTTTTTGTGCGAAAAGTTATATTTCAGCTAGTGAAGTGGGTAGTTTAATAGGTAGGAGTAATGGTTTATGTACAGGGGGTGAATGCCCTCAAAATGTTAATTGTTACAATATAGATGCTGGTGGAAGTTCAGATGTTCAAACATATTATATTGATCCCGAAGGAATTGTTAGTTTAATATCAGAACCTGGTCCCGTTAGTTTTTGTGCAAAAGTTGTTTTAACTGAATATGATAGTACGGGAAATCCTGTCGGTAATGAACTGGGTACTGTTACAAATACAGGTGATTGTATTTTTAACGAAACTGAAGGTCTTTATAACTGTCCGGCACCTTGTTATTGTCTTTATTCATTCAATTCTACGTTTGTTGATTACATTAACTGTAATTACGAATCTGTAACTTTATCTTTAAGTCCAGGATTTAATAAAATTTGTGCACAATCCGTGATTAGTTCTGATGGTACTTTTTTTGATAGTGGGTTACTTTGTGATAATAATAGATGTCCTAATTACTGTTGTAATTGTTATACTATTACTAATTTAGGGTCAAGACCATTTATCGGTTTTACTTATTTAACATGTGATTTAACTATGTCAGAACCGTATGATATTCCGGCAAGTGAATCTTTAACAGTTTGTGCATTAAACGTACCTCCTGATGCTAATGGAGGGGCAGCCAGATATAGCGTGACTTTAAACGGACCTTGTTACAATGGACAATGTGTAGATACAATGTCAATTCAAGATCAATTATTATATGACATTTTAACAACATACGGACCTTGTCCTGATATATGTTGTGGTAAAAACGAAGGTTTTGGTGGTCCAGTTGGTATCGATATCAACGACATCAAATCTGGTAAAGTTCTATAATCCTATTTATCTTAACTATAATGGTATAATTACCGCATTTAGTGCATATTTATTAAGAAATAATGGAAATATGCCAGTAACTCATTTTAATTATATAAAAATATGAAAAATATAACAAATAAAGATTTACAAAGAATGATAAGTTTAATGGGTAATAAAAAACCTATTACTGAAAATAAAATTCATTCATCTCTTGAATTAATCAAAAAATCTCCAAACGGCAAATATTATGGTGTTGTTAGAGAAACAAAAAAATACTATATAAAAGAATCTAATGATGGTTCTAATTTTGATTTTATCGGCGGTGTTGCTAATAAAATTAAAAATCAGTTTGAATCTTACGAACAAGCTGTTAGAAAACTTAATTTAATGTTAGAAGATACTGATGTATTAACTCCAGACATTATTCAAGAAAAAAAGTTTGTTATTAAAACAAAAAAGAAAAAATCTGTTGAGCCTAAAGCTGAAGAAACACCTGAAGGTGGGGGTGATTTTAGTTTTGGTGGTGAGGAAACTGAAAGTGAAGAAGAAGGTGGTGATTTTGGCAGTGAAGAAGGTGGTGAAGATTTTAATTTTGGTGGTGAAGAAGAAACAGAAGAAAGTGATGAGTTTGGTGGTGAAGAAGAAACAGAAGGTGGAGAAGATTTTGAATTTGGTGGTGAAGAAGAAGAAAGTACTGAGGATACTGAAGAAGAAACCGACGAAGATTTAGATTTAGAAGACGAGGGTGAAGATTCTATTAAATACATTCAAAAAATGACTGGTAAATTAGGTCAAAAACTTAGAGATACTGAAGATTTATCATCGGATACAATGAAATGGGTTGCTAAAAGTGTTCTTTCAGCATTAGACCTTGACCAAATGGATTCTGAAGATAAAAAAGATATTATTCGTACTGTTAAAAAGAAAAAAGAAGAAAGTTCTGACGAAGAATTTGATTTCATGAACGACAAACAAGTTATGTCAACACCAATCATGACTTATATGTCTAATGACGATATGGTCGATTGGAATAAATTGTCTGACCAAGAAAAGGCTCAAATTGTTAATAACGGTGATGATGATTTAATGGATATGGAAGAAACAAACACTTGTTCACACTGTAATGGTTTAGGTCTTGATGATATGACAGGTGAAGAATGTGAGTGGTGTATGGGAACTGGTGTTGAAGACATGGAAGATTATATGATGGATTCAAAAGAAGAAGATGATATGTACGGACCTGGTGAAGATAAAATTGAAAGTGGTGAAGAAATATTATCTGATGATAATTGTTCTTATGGTAGTGACCGTAATCAACCTTACTATGGTGAAACTGAAATGGAAGGTTATCCAGGTATGGAAGAAGACTGGATGTCTGATAAAAAAGACTACATGTCAAGATTCGCTAAAAACGTTAAACGTTCAGTCCAAGGTAAAAAAATGGATGAAGAAGAACTTGATTCTCATTTAAGAAAAATTAAAAATAAATTAGGTGGTTCAGATATTAGTATAGATGACAATAAAGTTGTAGGTAGATTTGGTTACGTTGACGTAAAGTCTAATGGTTATACAGTTCATTTAGAAGGTCAAAAATTTGGTAAAACTTTTCAATTCAATGAATTAGGTAAATTACACGATTATGTTAGAGAAATGGGTGAAGATTATATGGATGACCCATATATGATGCCTCAACCAGCTCCAGCAAGACCTCAGACAAGACCTGATACACCTACAAAACCTGCTAAACCAGGTACCGATAAACCAAGTCCTTCAAAACGTCCTTTTACACCTCCGCCTCATATTACACCTGGTGAAGAACCAAATCCTAAAGCAGGGTATGATGAATATGGTATGGAAAGTTACGGACCAACTGAAGGTATGGATTATATGGAAGATGATACTATAGAAATGTGTTCAGCCTGTGAAGGTAGAGGACATGAATATGGTCGTATAGGTTTTAATCGTCAAACAAACTTTTGTATTACTTGTGCAGGTACTGGTATGGTTCCTAGAATGGAAATTAATGGTGAGGTTGATGAGCCTTATACGGACGATGCTAACCCTATGTACGGTAATCAAACAAATACTTTACCAAAAGGTATGGGTACTAGATACCAATACAAAGAAAAATTTACTTTTCCATTTGGTATGGGTGAAAATAGTAAACGTAACAAAAAAACTATTAAAGAAGACCATTTAAACAATAAAATGGCTTCTTATGAACAGGATATGGCTTACGAAGATGTTGAAGATATGGCTAGACAACACGGTATGGATGTTGAATTTTGTCACAAAGATATGGCTAAAGACCCTGAAGAACAAACCATTTATTTGGATTTAATGAAAAAGGGTAAGGTTGTGGCTAAGATTAGAATTAACACGGCAGGTGATATTGAAATGGGTGGTATGAAAGGTAAAGTTTTTAAAGGTGAACCAGTTGACTCTCATTCAGATTTTGACGAAGTTTTAGATGAAAAAGGAATAAAAATGATGCCTCAACCAGCTCCAGCAAGACCACAAACAAGACCTGAAACACCTGTTAAACCGGCAAAACCGGGAACAGATAAACCATCTCCATCTAAGAGACCGTTTACACCTCCGCCTCATATTACACCTGGTGAAGAACCAAATCCTAAGGCAAGATATAGAAGATAATGAAAGAATTGTATTTAATATACATAAATAAAATCGGAACGAACTTTAGAGGGGAGCACATTTTTGAGTTCCTCTTTTCAGATCGAACTAATTACGATTGGGATGAAACTTGGTATGAATCTTCTGTTGTTACCGATAAAAATGATTTGACTCCAGACCCAAGTTTTATTAAACTTGTTGGTGGTTTAAAAACTCCTGAATTAGATTTAGAATTAATTCAAAATTCGGGTGTATTTCAAATTTATAATGCAGTAGAAGGTATTATTGCATTAGGTTGGGAAAAACTACAAGACGACCAAGACTACCCTGAAGAAAGGTTGGTTTTTAGATTTGGTGAAACCAAAGAATCAGTAGAAGAAAAGTTATATTCTCTTGATTTGGTTTTAAATTATGATGAAAGTAAAGTTAAAAATTAATGTCTAAAAAATACATAAAAGAGGCTGACGAAAATTTTGATAGTAAAGTTGCTGCCGTAGATGAAAAACTTAAAAACTTAAACGAAAAATTGATAGAACTTAATAAAAGAATATCTAACAGTAAAACAGAAGCGACGGCAGCAAATTCTCAAGCTAATAAAGCGGTAGGTGTTAATCCTGAGGCTCAAACACAGGATAAAAAAATGAAAATGGCACAAGCAGCAAAGTCAATAGCTGATTCAAGGTATTATCAAGAAGAACTTAAAAAAATTAAAAATGAGATTAGTTTGGTAAACCAAGAAAAATCTGATTTATTAAAAAATAAAAATACTCAAACAGAAAATATAATGGCAAAATTAACAAAAAAAGATATTCTTAAAATGGTTGAATCCAGTGAACCCGCTAGAATGACAAAAAGAGAATTAGTAGAATCTGTTACTAACAGATTGTTACTATCTGAAGATATGAATGACGATTTAAGACGTAAAATTGAACGTGGTGAACACGATTATTCGGAACATATAGATCCTGAAACTGTTAAAAGAATGTCTGACGAAATTGTTAGAGCTGCCAAAGAAAATATTGAATCAAGAGGTGGTAGAGCTAACCTTGAGGGGGCTCAAGAATTAATGTCCCGTGGTTTAATGGGTGCGTTACAAAAAGAAGCACGTCACAAAAGAGAATTAGAACAATTAGCTATTAAATTAGTTAGTGAAGAATACGGTGTACCCCAAGACGCGGTTGATTTTGAGGCAAAAATTACTGGTCACCCACAGTTAGGTGGAGAAGAAATCCGTAAAACAGGTTTAAAAATGAGAAAAGGTGATAAGAGACCACCACAAGGTAAAACCGCTGAAGAATTAAAACCTAATGTTACAAAACGTAGATTAATGAATGCGATGATGCATGGTGCAGCACGTAAAGGGCAAAATCTTTTCCATATGGCATCAGATGATTTACGTAGAATAGACCCAAGTTTAGCTCAAGATTATAGTAAACTTATGGCTGGTAATGATTTTATGTATTGGGCATTAAGTGATGATACAATTGCACAAGAAAGTGAAAGTGGTGTACATGCTGGACAAGTAAAAGTTAGTCTTGCCGGACCAAAACCAAAAATTATTGCTCAAGGTATGACATTCCCTTTCTTACTTCATGAATTAACAAAAGGTGTGTTAGAATTAATTTCTTTACATGGCCTTGATGTTGATAAAGAAACAAGAGATTATGTTTTAGACAAAACCGATAATCTTGAATCTGAACCAATGGATATTCGTTTAGGTGTTAAAATTTGGGAAAAACTTTTAGAAACTATGGATGTTGACGCTTTACCTTATAAGGCTCAAATTTTTACTAGAATGTCTGAATTATCTCCTTCTGAATTTAATAACATTGTTAACGGATTGTTAAATGATTCTGAACAAGCAAAAGAAAAAGTTAGAGAGATTGTTTATGATGTTATTAGAGAAAATAATGAAGATGATGTTGAACAGGCTATGAAACAATTCCGTGAACCAGAAGGCCCAAGTCCTGATGATGAAGGCCCAGTAGCACCTGAAGGTCCAGATGATGAAGATGATGAATTAGCAAAACTTTTAGGTAAAAAAGGTGGTGAAGAAGAAGTTGACGACCCAAGAACTTGGTCTAAACGTGAACTTGAAAATGCTAGAGATGAGGCTTTAGATAATGAAGATTATAAAATGGTGGCTTTTTATCAAACTATTTTAGATGAAAAGTATTAAAAATCTTAGCGTTAGGACCGTTAAGTTATGAAGGTGAAAGCCCTCAAATTAAAACCCATCTTTCGCTCAGATGGGTTTTTTTATGCTTTAGTTTCTAATTTAAATTCAGATATTTATTTGATATGAGAAATATATTTTTGTTAGAAGAATTACTTTTAGAAAATAGAATAGATGATGTTAAAAAGAAATATCCTAACGTACCTTCTGAAGTTATAGAAGAGTTTGCTAGTAATGACCCTTCTGGTACCAACAAATATTTGGATTGGATGGTTTATACCAAGTCTATAGGTTTTCCCGGTATTGGTACGTCAAATGTTATTAAAAATATAAATTTATTTCATAAAAACATTAACAAATTAACCAAAGAATTTTTTGATGAATTTATTAAAGAAAATAAATTTGAATGGTTACTTACTGATAACTCACCTGTAGCCAAAACTTTTCAAAATATTTATAAAAGTCCTAAAGATATTAATACTTACAAAGATTACGGTATTGCTTCAGTAATTTTTAAATCTGTTGATAACGTGTTATCTAAATCTGAGGTTAAAAAATTAGAAGCAAATGTTTTATACAACTCTGATGATTTATTAATCATGATTCCTAAATCACATAGAGCATCTTGTTACTACGGAGCTGGAACTAAATGGTGTACAACAAATAAAGAAAGTGATAATTATTTTAAAAATTATACTAATAAAGGTACTTTAATTTATGTTATAAATAAAAAAGAACCTGAAACAAACCCTTGGTATAAAACTGCCTTTTTAATTGAAAAAGAAAATGGTAAAGTTCAAGCCTATGATGCTCCAGACCATCCGACCGATATAAATATTGCGGCAGAAAAATTAGGTGATAATTGGGGAATTATCAGAGACGTTATTGTAGAATATCTTTATAAAAATGAATTAAAAGGTATTGAAAACCTTTATTTTGGACAAGATTTGATTGCTTGGTTAGAATCCAAAGATATTGATCCACTTAAAACTTTAAATTCAAATCAATTAATTGAAAAATTGGGTCACAATACTTTAATATCTTATTTAAATAAAAGGGGTATTAATATATACGAATATCTACCGTATAGACAAATATTAGAAATTTATTCGATTCAAAAAATATGGGAAGGTTATAAAAATATCGGTATTAACCCGTTAACCAAAATGTTTATCAAACGTAATGACGCAGACGATTTAATTCAGGCAATAAAAAATAAAACCATTTCTTTAGATGAGTTTTTACATTTAAGTTCTGACCCAAAATTTTTAGAATCTGTTTCAGGTGGTGAAGTACAAGGAACTAAAAACATTTTTACAATAATGAATTTGTTTTTTGGAAGTAGTAGACCGGACGATTGGATGAGTTCTAGAATAGCACCAGCCTTAATAGAATTATTTAACAATGATGTTGATTTGATATTTGGTTACGCTAAAAACATAGGAGTAAACTTATTCCAAGCTTTAGATGTTAGGGGTATGAACCATCTTTTAAATAAAAAATTTGATTTTGAAAATGCTTTAAAATATACCTTACAAAATAAAGATTATTTAAAAAGTACTTTAGTTAATTACGGTTTCCCTAAAAAAGAAGTTATTGAGTATCTTTCTAAACAACCCAACGGAATAGAGTTATTTAAAGAATTAGTTGACAAGGACTTAATAAAAGATTTAAGGATAGAAGAAGTTTTACCGTTTTTTAAAGATGACAGAAAAGAAGTTTTTTTATTTTGGTTAAAATCTAAATTTAGAGGCAGGTTTGATGTTGAGGATGTTTTGGATGCTGCAGGTCCCGAAATAGGTAAAGTTTTTTCAAACATAGAATCTTTTGAAGCTTTTATAAGTGAAAATTATTTACACAAAGATTACGATATTTTAAAATCTGTTTCCATAAAATCTTTATGGAAAAGTTTTTTCAACAAAGATTTTTATCAATTATATAAAACGTTTTTAGAAAAAGGTAGAGCTAATGAACTAGATACTTTGATGTTGATAAAGGCTTATGAAGATGCTCCTGTTGAAGAGGGTACTGGGTTAAAAAATATTGTTTTAGAAAGAGCTCATTATGAATTAAAAGGCGATAACAGATGTAAATTAGAAACTAGAGACGGTGTTGATTATATCATTTTTGAAGATTTGGACCGTGTTTTAGGGTTATTTGATGATAATGCTGATTATTACAGTGTCCTATCAAGTAGTTTTAACCCTGATACTTATGAAAATTTTTCTGATATAAGTTATTTTTTAGACAATGAAATCACAATTAAAGTAATTAAAGATTACCTAATGGATAATTTTAGAGAAAAAAAGGTGGGTTTAAATTTAGACTGGTTGGAAGATTTTGATGATTTAGGTGATAGAATTAAAATAGACGACATCAACGATAAATTTTATTTTAAATTATATGATGAATTAATTCAGGGGATGTCTGGTTATAATATATTAGTATTAGTTGAAAACTCACCTGAATTAAAAAAACTTAAAGAAGTAATTGAATCGTCTTACAGTATTGTTTATAAAGATTTACTTAGGAAAGAACTTAAAGATGAGTTGACATCGAAAATGGAAGGTATTTTTGGTGATGATTTTATGCGAACTAAAAAAATTCAAAATAAATATAAAGAACCGAAAACTGTTTATGAATTTAGGTATGATTATTTAATGGATGATATTATCACTTTTGCTGATGATTTTGTTTTTTATGAAGAAGAACTACCCAATTCGGTTTATGATTTAATTGTATCGTTAATGGAGAATAATAAAGGTAGGTTTGACGGTACTGTTAGTTTAGATTTAGAATATGTTATGGAAATTTGGTCCCCGTATGAAAATCAGGAATTGTTTTTAGAAACTTTTACCAATGAACTATATCAAACCCTAAGTAAATCCGAAGATTAGGACTTAAATAATGTTCTTGATATTTATATATCAAAAGAACGTTATATTATGTCAAATGTACCACAAAATAAGGCTCAAAAATTAATGGAGATTGGAAAGTCCATGAAGGACCCAATTTATGCCATTGAGAACTATCTTGAGACTTTTGATCAAACACAAAAAAGTTTTGTCAGATTTAAATTATTTCCCAAACAAAAAGAATTAATAACGGCGTATAAAAACAACCGTTTTAATATAGTGATGAAACCCCGTCAGGCTGGTGTTTCTACTACAACAGCAGCTTATATAGCTGTTATGACAGCATTAGCTGACCCAAACAATCCACAAAGGGTTCTTATTTTAGCCAATAAACAAGAAACAGCGATTGAGTTTCTTAAAAAAATTAAAGATTTTACTTCACAAATACCAACATGGATGAATGTTTGGACATCAGGAAATGATGATTCTTGGTACGATGCTGAAAAAAACTCTGCAAAACATTATCGTTTAAAAAATGGTTCTGAAATTAAAGCAGTGGCAACTTCTTTAGATGCGTTACGTGGTTATACACCTACGTTACTTGTTATGGATGAGGCGGCTTATATTGAGGGTGGTGAAGAAGTTTACGCGGCAGCTCAACCAGCTTTATCGACGGGTGGTGGAGCCATTCTTATTAGTACACCTAATGGTATGGACCCATTATACTATAAAACTTACATGTCAGCTAAAACTAAAGATAAAACAAACAATCCTTTTAATATCGTTGAAATGAGATGGTTCCAAGACCCACGTTATAATAAGGGTATGGTTTGGCAGAAAAAAGATGAAGTGGGTGAAGTAATAGAAGAAAAGGTTGACATGGACTACGCAAATTTTGAACAGTTAGAGTCTGAAGGTTGGCAACCAACTGCCCCTTGGTTTGAGATGATGTGTGGTCAGTTAAATAATAACCCAAGAACTATTGCACAAGAGTTATTATGTGCATTTAACGGTTCGGGTGATAATGTTATAAACTCAAAATACGTTGAGTATCAAAAGAAAAATAACGTCAAAGACCCTATTAGAACTGAATGGTTAGACGGTAACATGTGGATATGGGAAGACCCACAATTAGGTCACGAATATATTTTATCTGTCGATGCCGCTTCTGGTTCGGCTGATGACTTCGCATCTATTTGTGTTATGGATTTTACTACAGGTCACCAAGTTGCTGAATATCACGGTAAAATTGCACCCGATACTTTGGGTGAAATCGCGGTAGAATATGGTAATCGATATGAGGCATTTGTGGTTGTTGATATTACGGGTGGTTATGGTGTGTCTTCAGTTTTAAAAATGATTGAGATGGGTTATTCTTCTAAAAAAATGTATTATGACGTTGTTTTAGGTATTGATTCTGTTACAAACAATAAAAATTTAGAAAGACATATGAGAGATGGTAAATTACCTGGTCTAAACTTTCAAAAAAATAGAAATACTATTATTACTAAATTAGAAGAGGCTGTTAGATTAGATTCTTTTAAAGTACGTTCTATTAGGTCTATTGCTGAAATGGATACATTTGTATTTAAAAACGGTCGTCCTGACCATATGAAAGGTTACCACGATGATTTATTAATGGCAATAGCGATGTGTTGTTTTGTATCTCAAACTTCTTTTAAAGATTTTGAAAAAAGTAAGGGTCAAACTAAAGCGATGTTAGATTCTTGGGTTGTTTCAACCAACACTAGTGAAACAGTTGACGCATTAAATACTTCAGAATATAACGCAGTAGTTAATAGAGAAGCGACAGCAAAACAAGTACAACATGCTTTATCTGAACATAATTGGGTTTTTGCTGGTATGAAAGGTTTTAAGGACATGGATAAAAACAAAAAAATAATAAATAGAAGAAGTTAATACATTCACATTTAAAGATAGATGGTTTACTTTTAGTATGAATATTTATTTCTAAATATAATATAACAAGGTTTGAAAATTAATTAATGGCCGACAATAAAGATTTAACAGTATATCAGAAATTATTTTACCTTTTTGGTCAAAATAAAAAACCTGAAAGAACTACCCCAAAATATAGTTTTGGTGACGGTGATTTAATCACCATGCAATCAAAACAAGATTACGATAAACAAAAATTAGAATTACAACAAAAAAGTTATCTTGAGTCGCAATGGCAAAGAGTAGATAATGAACTTTATCAAAAAGCTGTTTACTATGAGACCTCAAGAATTGCTTCATATATGGATTATGAGGCTATGGAATTTACACCTGAAATTTCTGCCGCTTTAGATATTATGGCAGAAGAATCTTGTACACCAAGTGAACAAGGTAAAGTACTTACCATACAATCAAACTCTAAAAGAGTTAAAAATGTTTTAGAAGATTTATTTTACAACGTAGTTGATATTCAAACTAATTTACCAATGTGGACTCGTAATACATGTAAGTATGGTGATAATTTTGTTTTCTTAAAAATTGATAATAAAAGAGGTATTATAGGTTCTTCACAATTAACTAATATTGAAATAGAACGTAAAGAAGAGGGTATGTTTCCTACACAAAAAGAAGGTAACACAACACCTATGCAAGAACAAAAGAAAAAACAAGTTATATTTCATTGGCGTGAAAAGGCCATGGATTTTAACCCATGGGAGATTGCACATTTTCGTTTATTAGGTGATGATAGACGTTTACCTTACGGTACTTCGGTGTTGGAAAAGGCTAGACGTATTTGGAAACAAATGTTATTATCTGAAGATGCGATGTTAGTTTATCGTGTTGTTAGAGCACCTGAAAGACGTGTATTTAAAATTTATGTCGGTAACATTGATGATAAAGATGTTGATGCTTATGTACAAAAAGTAGCTAATAAATTTAAAAGACAACAAATTGTTGACCAAAAAACAGGACAGGTTGATTTACGTTACAACACATTAGCTGTAGATCAAGATTATTTCGTTCCTGTTCGTGACCCTAACGCACCAAACCCAATAGATACTTTGGCGGGTGCTAGTAATTTAGATCAAATTGCTGACATTGAGTATATTCAAAAGAAATTATTAACAGCGCTTAGAGTACCTAAAGCATTTTTAGGTTTTGATGAATCTCCTGGTGACGGTAAAAATTTAGCTTTATTAGATATTCGTTTCGCTAGAACAATTAATAGAATTCAACAATCTATGATTCAAGAATTGAATAAATTAGCTATTATTCATTTATTTATTTTAGGGTTTACTGATGATTTAAATAATTTTACTTTAAATCTTACTAACCCATCTACTCAGGGTGAAATGTTAAAAGTTGAACAATGGAAAGAAAAAGTTCTTCTTTATAAAGATTTAGTGACTCAAGTTGATGGTGGTATAGCTCCTTCATCACATACTTGGGCTAAGAAAAATATTTTTAATTGGACCGATGAGGAAATTAAAACCGACCTTGAACAACAAATGATGGAGAGAGCTGCATCTAAAGAATTAGAAAACACACCTGAAGTTGTTAAGAAAACAGGTTTCTTTGATAGGGTTACTAAACTTTATGGTGAAATTGGTGGACCTACTCCTGCAGCTGGAGCTGAAGGTGGTGGGGTTGAAGAAGGTGGAGCTGAAGCTGGCGGTGGATTTGGTGGCGGAGGAGGATTTGGTGGTGGTGGCCTTGAACTAGGTGGTGGTGAAGAAATTGGTGGTGGAGCTGAAGTTGGTGAAGAAGGTGGTGAAGAAGGTGGTGGGGCTGAAACCGGATTTGGTGAAAGTTTTCGTTATAAAGACAAATCAATTATCGATAAGTTATTAATGGAGGGTAGAAGAAAAAATGAGGATATTATGATGATGACCGAAGGAATTAAAAATTTAATAGGTGAAGAAGAAGAAAATAGTGACAAAGATTTAGATGACTTTAATTTATTACAAGATTAATAATATTTATATATTAAAAGCTAAAAATGAATTTCGGTATAATTAAAAACACATACGCAAAATCCCTAATAGATTCATACATAAACGAATCAAAAGGAGGTAACAAAAAGAAATATAAAGAATTTATTAAAAGTATTTCTGAAAGTCCTATTCTAAGAACACAGTTTATTGTTTATAAAAACATTGAGAACGGTTGTTTTGACTCAGAAGTTAATGCCACTGAATATTTAAAAGAAAATATTTCATTATTTAATGAGTTTGGTAAAAAAGATATCATTAAAGAAAATGAAAAGTTAGGTAATAAAATAAAAATTACTTCTTTTGGTTATGAATTAAAACAGTTACACGAATCTTTAAATGATTTAATTGTTTTAGAAAAAAAGGCTGAAACTATTAATAAAATCCACAATTCTTTTGAGTACGTTAAAAAATGGTTACTTTCACCTAAAAAAATTAACGAATCGACAAGTAATGTAAAACCTGTTGATGCTAATAAATTTTTAGATATTGTAACTAAAAAATATAACGAAAAGTATTCTAATATTTCTGAAGAAGAAAAAAAAGTTTTAAAAACTATTCTTTCTACAAATGATATAGAAAAAGAAAGTTTATTAAAAGACATGGTTAAAGAATCTATCACACTTATCAACAACTCTTTAAAACAATTTGGTGATAATTTAGAAATTAAATCTAAATTATTAGAGGCTAAAGATGTTGTTTATAATTTAGAGTATAACAAGGACTCTTTTAAAGAAGATATTTTAAAAGTTTACGAACTTAAAACAAATTTAAGTTAATAACAAATTTTAAAACCCGTTTCTAATGATTAAAACAGAATCAGAAAATTTAGTAAAGTTACGTCAAATAGTAAAAGAAATCGAATCTAAAGAATTTGATTTTGGTGATGATAAAGATTATCAGAGACTTATTGAAAGTGTTGATAGTTTGATACATAATGAAATGGGTAAGATTAATTGTGAAACTAATAAAGATTGTAAAATAAAATCTTACGAAACTTTATTCACGTCTATTATAACAATTTTAGAAGGTAGTAAACATTTAATTTAAAATGTCACAACAAGAAGAAAATTTCAAAACACTTTGGGCTGAATATTCTAAGTTGGTCCTTAAAGAACTTGATAGGATGAACAACAACTATGAAAATTTAAGAGAGAATATTGAAAATATTAACTCTAAATTAAATGATGTTAAAAACACAGAAAAATCCTTACATGATTTAAAAATTTGGCAAGAAAAAATAAATGATGTGTGGTCACCTTCTCAAATGAAAGAAGCTAAAGATGAGGTTTATAAACAAAAAAATCGTTGGACAGCGACTATAGCAATTTTATTATTTATACAAATAATAGTCGGAATTATTGTCTCACTAAAAGTATTTTTTTAATAAACCCTCCAATTGGAGGGTTTTTTGTTTATAGCGGTTTTCTAAATGGATTAAATTTAGTATAATTAAAACATATAACAAAAAATAAATAATAACAAAATTATGAGTAAAGTTTTTTTAGAATACATTTGGTTAGATGGTAATAGTCCCCAAAATCTAAGAAGTAAAACAAAAGTTGTTGACAGTACAGATATACTTGAAAGAGATGGTAATTCTAAACAAGGTTACCCTGAATCCTATCCACTTTGGAGTTTCGATGGCAGTTCAACAAAACAAGCCGGTGAGGAATTTGGTTTTGATGGTACTGATTGTGTTTTAAAACCTGTCTGTGTTGTTAGTGACCCTTTTAGAAGTAAAAGTTCATCTTACCTTCACAAATTAGTTTTTTGTGAGGTTTTTAACCCTGACGGTAAAACACCACATAAAACAAACACAAGAAGTAAGTTAAGGGATTTATTAGCCGACCTTAAATTCAAAGAGTATGACGCAAATCATTCAGAAGTTCCTTGGTTTGGGTGGGAACAAGAATACGTTATAACACACGCTCCAGACCCGAATAACCATTTTAGGTATGGTGGAGGATTTCCTTTAGGTTTTTTAGCCGGTGATTCAGGTAAACCAAGACCACAAGGTGATTACTACTGTGGTGTCGGTGGACTTAACGTTATTGGTAGAGACATTGTAGAAGAACATCTTACAAAATGTGCAGAAATAGGGTTAGATATAGGTGGAATTAATGCCGAGGTATTGATAGGTCAATGGGAATATCAAATAGGCCCTGTGACTGCTTTAAACGGTTCTGACCAATTATGGATTTCACGTTACATACTTGAAAGAGTTGCTGAGAAAAAAGGTTTAGGAATTTCTTATCACCCAAAACCTGTTAACGGTGATTGGAATGGTAGTGGTTGTCACGTAAACTTTTCAACCAAAGAAATGAGAGAAAAAGGTGGAATTAAAAAAATTCTTGAATCATGTGATAAATTGTCTGAAAGACATAAAGAACATATTGAAGTTTACGGTGAGTTTAATGAAAAACGTTTAACTGGTAAACACGAAACATCTAGTATGGAAAAATTTAGTTTTGGTAATTCTGATAGAGGTTCAAGTATTAGAATACCTGTACATACATATACCAACGAAAGGGGTTATTTCGAAGATAGAAGGCCAGCGGCTAACTGTGACCCATACAAAGTTTCTAACGTAATGATTGAAACAGTATTTGATAAGGCTGGAATAACAGTGGAACAATAACTGTTTTATGAAAAGAGGAAAAGAAATTAAACTGAATTTACCTTATGAATATAATGTAATTTCAGGAGCTGTGGACAATAGAAATCCAGAATCAATATACATTCAAATATCAGCTTGGGGTAAACCTAAAAATAAAGAAGAAGAAGATTTTGATTCAATAATTAAACAAAAATCTAAAAGAGTTAAAAAGAAATTATTTGAGGTGTTAGATACTGAACAATTTTTACCAAAAGTGATTGTTGATTTTAACATGGCCTCTTCAGGTGTTTCTTATGAAAAAAGAAGTTACATGTCAGTAGAAATGACACTGTTTCAGAAAAACCCAATACCTGTAAACTCTGATAAACTATTACCTACTTTAAATAAAATATCGGAAAAAATAATAACCGATATTTTTGAAAAAGATGAGGACTTTAAATTCTTTAAAAGAAAAGGATAAAAAAAACCCCGAATAATCGGGGTTTTTTATTTTAAGCCTTTGGGGACTTAAGTTGGAGTTGTGGTTCCACTTCGGCTAACAAAGTTGTAACGTTTACACCTTTATCTTTTGCCACCTTATAGATACTGTCAATCAAACCTTTTTTAACAGAGTACTTAGTTACACCTACAATAAGGGTTTCTTTATCCTTATCAGATATTTTATCACAAGTTTCAATTAACTCAGAGATAACTTCTTGGTTACGTTCAAGAACTTCGTTGTTAAACTTAAACTCAGTAGCCTCGTCAACGATATCTTCACCGTAAGTTTCTTTAAGGTAATTGGCTCTTTCTTCGTTGATAGATTTGTACTTATCTTGAACAACCACCATTACTGATGCACCTTGTTCGGAAGCCATAATGAATGAAGACTCACGTTTACCTGTACGCTCAATTAAATTAGAAAATTCAGACATACCCAATTCACGAACATAACCATCAGCGTCTTTGATTTCAGCCTCAAGCTTGTCAATTTGTTCTTTAAGGGTTGCTAACTTCACCAATTTAGCGTGGAATTCTGCCATTTCAACAGGTGATTCAAACGCTGGTATAACGTGTGATTTGTCTTTTGATTTTGCAGTCTTAGTGTCTGTAGATTTTGCTTTCGCCTTGTTGAAAAGATTTGATGCCATATGTATTGTTTTTTAGTGATTGATTAACAATACAAAGATATAAAGTTTTTTGACTTAGGCAAAAATTAAATAGAAATTTCTTCTACTTTTCCTTCAACTTCAAAAGGATATATTGGAGACCATTCTGTAATATCGTTTGACATTACGGGTTTACCACCTTCCATTCTATTAACAGCAATTGTAATATGTGGGATTTTATTTTGTGTTTTAATTTCGGATTCCACCTTAACAGCCACAACTTTGTCTGTTTGTCCTATATGAGTTACTAATAAATCAAAGGGTTGGTCTAAAAGAGGTTTAGACTCTTCTTTAAGTGGGCCCATATTGATGGTCATGTGATGCCCAATAAATTCCCAATCTTTTGGGTGCGGAATATATTTTTTTAATAGTTTTCTTGATTCTTCATTAAGAATTACGCCTGAATAACTTACCTTTTTTTTAGATTCATTCATAAGTTTTAAAAATTTTTCTTTTTCTATTCTTTCTTTTTCTTGGCCAATTTCACGACCTTTAAAACCTTTTTTTATTAGGTCATCACCTGAAGTTGTTATTTTATATTCTAAAAAAGTGTCTACAATTTTATTAGGTATTTTCATTAAGTTACTAAATGTTCTTAGTGTTTCTTCAGATATCCCGATAACTTCAAATCTTTCACGTAATTTATAAACATCTGTCCCGTATTGTAAAAACTTAATTAAGAAACTGATTTCTTTTACTTCATCAACTGTATACTTAAGCTTGTTAACTAATGTTTTTTCAACCAATGTAGGCTCGTTACTTTGTAGTAAAACAGCTATAAGTACGTTAGCCTCTTTAGTCTCAATTAAAGGTTCTGTTGTAACTACAAGTCTACCAAATATCCAGTCCCAAAGATTGTACTTAGTTATTAATTGTGTAAAATACCCTACAGACTGTGCTTGTTTAATACCTTTAAGAAATTCATCTCTAATACGTTCTTGTGATATTGGAAGTCCGTTACCACTAATAGTGGTTTTATCTTTACTTATAGCACTTTCAATGTCTTTATCCACATCGGAACCAACACGGGCGGCAAATCTAAGTGCTCTAAGTACACGTAGTTTATCCTCATCGAAACGCTCTACTGCTGAACCAACTGTTCTAACCACGTTTCTTTCAATGTCACCAATACCACCAACCAAGTCAACCACTTCACCTTTATCTATATCATAGAAAAGAGCGTTGATGGTTAAATCACGACGCTTAACATCTTGGTCAATTGTAGTAAACTCTACAGAGTCAGGTCGTCTACCTTTACCAATGTCTTTACGGAAAGTAGCTATTTCATATTGACCATCTTCCGTGACTACGTTAACAATCCCAAATTGTTCACCCAATTCAATTGTACGGTACATGTTTAGAATAGACTTAATTTCTTCGGGTTTAGCGTTAGTAGCTAAATCAAAATCTTTAGGTTCATTACCATAAAGTAAATCCCGCACAGCACCACCAACAACATATAACTCATAACCGTTTTCCTTGAAAATTTGGTTCATTTTCAATACGGAATTAGGTAGGTCCATGTGTATTTTCTTTCTTACCACTTCTTCTTTTAAGATTTTTCGAATCAGGTTCTTCATATAATGTAAATATATGAATTTATTGCATATTTATATAGAAAAACTTTTTATAAAAATGAAAATTTTAAAATCTAACGAAACAGGTAAAGGTATCTTAGTCGAATATGACGCGGGTTATATTTCACCTGATATATCGTATAAAGGTACAAAAAATGCTGATTTAATTCGTGAATTTAAATCAGGTACAAATATAGGAAAAGACGGTAGTCTACCAGACGTAGTTATTGTTTACGCAGTACTTCAAAAATGGGGTATTGAAAATAAAAACGGAAGATTATACCCAAAAGAAATTCTTGAAAGAGAAAATACTAGATACCAAGAATATATTAAAATGGGTACATCTCTTGGTGAGTTAAACCACCCTGAATCTTCCATCATTGATGCAGACAGAGTATCTCACAGAATTACTAAAACTTGGTGGGATGGTAAAACACTTATGGGTGAGATGGAATTGGATACAACTCCAGGATATCACAAGTTAGGTGTTATTTCTTCGGTTGGTGATAAAGTTGTTAACATGATTAGAAAAGGTTGGACTGTTGGTATTTCATCTCGTGGTGTTGGATCACTTAAAGTTGAAAACGGTAAAAACGTAGTACAAGATGACTTTGAATTAATTTGTTGGGATATTGTAACATCTCCGTCAACCCCAGGTTCTTGGATTTCAACTGACGCTGGTGATTTAAAAACATTTACAGAATCAACCCAAGGTTGTAACGGTTACTCTTGTCAATGGAACCTAATTGAAGAGGCCCCTAAAAAAGAAACTGTAAGTTTCAAAGATATCACTAACCATAATAGTGATAAATTATTAAACAGTTTAAATAAATTTTTAAAATGAGTAAAGTAGTTAGATTAAACGAAAAAGATATTGAAAGATTGGTTAGAAAAATCATGTCCGAAGATAAACAATCGAAGACGGTTGATATGAAAGGTAAGAAGTGTACCAATTGTAAAAAAGGTAAATACGGTGAAACATCACAACTTGACGATTTAGAAGGTGTACTTCATTGTACAAATTGTGGAAAAAAAACCGATAGATATGTAGATAAAACCGTAAAAGAATCTTGGCCAAAAAGAGAATTAGAAAGAAAAGTAATTAATTTCCGTAGAGATATTTAAATTGCGCAGCTGCGCTTTTGCAAAAGCAGCTTAGCAAGCAGCAAAAGATCTAAAAAATTAAAAATGGAAGGGGATATGTAGTTTACATATCCCTTTTTTTTATATAAAATTACCGTATAACAATTAAAATAATAAACAAATGGATAATAATGTAGCAAAATACTTTTTAGTAAAGGTAGAATTTGAAACCATTAATGAAAGTAATGGTAAACAGAAAAAAATTAGAACACAATATCTTGTGGATGCAATGACTTGTACTGAGGCTGAAGCTCGTACTCGTACTTATTTAAAAGATTCTGTAATGGATTATGAAATTGTAAGTACAACAAAAAGTCCTATTGAAGACGTTATTGAAGTACTTGTAAAGGCTTAATGACGATATTGTTTTGGTAAACCTACTTTGTTAGCAACCTTTTGGAAAACCCCACCATGGTTTCTAGCTTCAGTATCTTCCAATCCGTGAGCGGCATGAATTAATTCGTGTTTAATAATATCTTCAACGTATTCAGTATCATTAAGGGCCTTGGGATGAATCTTCATTATTCCAAGGTCTTTTTTATTTTCAGGATGTTTAAATGAACCTATCTTTCCGGCTTTAATTTTATCATCCACTTTAACAACAATGTTATCGTCACTAACAGGTTCTTCACCTGTAATTTCTTTATAAGCTTTTTCTACCTTTTTTTTAATACGGTCCTTCATGTTGTCAACTTTTTTAGTTTCTTTTGGAAACTTGGAATTCTTTGTTGCCTTTTCCTGAGCATAGTCAACTTTTCTCATAAAATCATTCGATTCTAAATGATCCTCAATAAATTCTCGTAATATTTTTCTGATATTATTTCTCATCATAAATAAATATCCCAATTTTTTAATAAAAAAATTACTTTTTTCTCTTGACTTGTTGCACTTTACTGTAGGCAAACATATTTATTTAAAAATCTTGCATAAGTGTGCAAGATAAATTATAATTCGTTAAAAAATAAAAATGAAAATGGCAAACGAAAAGAAATCAATTATTGAGGAAGCTCTTCTTGAAGCCGAGCAAATCGACGCCGCTTTCAAATCTAACGCAAAAGAAATACTGTCTCAGACAATGAGTTCAGAAATTGAAGAAATGGTAAAGGAATCATTAACTGGTTCGAAAAAAAGATTGAAGGAGGAAGATGAAGAGGAAGAAATGGATTTAGACCTTGAATTAGACACCGAAGAAGGTGAAGAAGAAGGGGAAGAATTCGAAGAAATGGATTTAGATATGGACACCGAAGAAGGTGAAGAATCTGAAGACATGGATTTAGACATGGACATGGATACTGAAGACATGGGTATGGACTTAGATTTAGGCGATGAGTCTGAAGAAGGTTCTGAAATGGATTTAGATATGGATATGGACATGGAAAATGAACCGTCTGGTGAGGAAATGGAAACAGTAGACCTTACTAACGTTAGTGATGATTCTAAATTAATCTCCGTTTTTAAAAAAATGGGCCCAGAAGATGAAATAGAAGTTGTTAACGATAACGGAATGGTTACATTAAAAGATAACAAATCTGGTTCTGAGTACAGAATCGAACTTAATTCAACTGGAGGAGTTTCTAACGTTGAGACTTCTGAAATTGAATTGGGTGAAGGTACTGAAGAATCTGGTCAAATTATTTATGAAATCGTTGTGGATGATGAAGACGAAATGTCTGATTACATGATGGATTACGCATCTGATGAAGACGAAATGTCTGATTACATGATGGACTACGCATCTGATGAAGATAAAATGATGGACCATATGGATTACGCATCTGATGAAGATGAAATGTCTTCTTACATGGATTATAAGAAAAGTGGTTTAAAGAACCCAGGTAAAGCTGATTTAAATAAAGACCATGACATTACCCCTTACGAAAAGAAAAGAGGAATGGCAATCGAAAAATCTATGGCCGGTAAAGATGATGAAGATGAAATGTCTTATATGTCTAGAAGAGTAACTACTAAAGGTAGATACGCTACTGGAAATAGAACAAACACTAATGCCATTAACAGAATGGGTGGTGCTGAATCTTATAAGTCTACTTACGGAATGTCTGAATCAAAAACTCCACAGATTACAAAACTCATCAAAGAAAATACAAATTTAAATACAAAATTAACATCTATTGAAAGTGAAAATACTGAATTAAAAGATACTCAAGAAAAAATGGTTGAGGCTCTTAAACAATTCAGAAAGAAACTTCAAGAGGTGGCTGTCTTTAACAGCAATCTTACTTACGCTGTAAGATTATTCACTGAAAACTCTACTACAAAAGAAGAAAAACAAGAAATTTTAAAAAGATTAGATTCGGCTAAAGATTTAAAAGAATCTCAATCAATTTATAAACAACTTGTTAAAGAATACACCAACGGTAAAGCTACTATTAAGGAATCTATCGAAGAGAAAATTAACAAGACTGCTTCTAGTGGGGCACAAATTAGTGAATCAAGCGTATTTGTACACCCTGAGTTACAAAACATGAAAAAACTTTGGGAGTACTCATATAAAAAATAATAATAAAAAATAACAAAAACAAAAACCTATAAAAATGGGATATTTATTAAAATCAGGTGAGGTTGGTAATATCGGATTAAAGCACCAAAAAGCTATCCGTGAGGCAACTGTAAACAAATGGGAATCTTTAGGATTCTTAGAAGGCTTAGAAGGCCATATCAGAGAAAACATCGCTTTGTTATATGAAAACCAAGCGTCAGTTCTTATCAATGAAACTACCACTGCTGGTGGTGTTGGTACACAAGGAAGTTCTTCTGGTTCTTTCGAAACAGTTGTATTTCCTATCGTAAGACGTGTGTTCTCTAAATTATTAGCTAACGACATCGTTTCTGTACAAGCATTAAACTTACCTATCGGTAAATTATTCTACTTCGTACCTAAACGTTCTGAGAGAATTGATGATTCAGCTTTCTTGGCAGGTACAAATGGTGGTACATCTAAACATGGTGAGCCTATCGTTACAACTTGTGTTGATGCAGCTAGTAACTGTGATTTAACATCATACAGTGCTTGTTTAAAGAATCTTTATGATGCTTTCTACAATGACGGTCTTTTTGATCAATCAAAAGGTATGATAACTTTAAAAGTTGTTACAGGTTCTACTTGTGTAGTATGGACAGCTTGTACTAATGGATTTGAATTTGGTGCAGGAAAAACTCCAGCAGCAACTGATGGTTCATTACGTCACCAAATTATTGAAGTTACAGGATTTAATTCAACCGGTGCTGGTCGTTTAATCACTCCAGACGGTAATGAAATGGATACTGAATCTTTCTTAGCATCTTTAACTGTTTCTGCAACTGCAAACATTCTTGACCCAGCTGGTCAAACAATTTACAGTAACGGTGATTCAATTCCTTTCCGTGTGGTAACACAAAAATATGGTAAAGGTATTGTTCAGTACGGTGATATCTGTACAGCTGATGGTAAACTTTATATTGAAGTTGACTTAACTCACCCAACTTGTGTAACTTGTGGTACTAACACATTTGATGGTTACATTGGAGCTGATTATACTGGAACTACTTGTTCTGAAATCGCTGGTTTCATTTCTTGGAGACAATACTCTGACCTTGAAGCTGAATCAGAAATGGGAGAAGTTTCTTTCGAACTTCAATCTGTAACTGTATCTGTTACTGAAAGAAAATTAAGAGCTACTTGGACTCCTGAATTAGCACAAGACGTTAGTGCATTCCACAACATCGATGCTGAAGCTGAATTAACAGCATTATTATCTGAGCAAGTTGCAGCTGAAATTGACCGTGAAATCTTAATCGATTTACGTAAAGGTGCGGCATGGCAATTACGTTGGGATTACAACGGTTGGAAGCGTTTACCAAACAACAATGGTTACACTCAAAAAGATTGGAACCAAACTTTGATGACAGCTATCAACCAAATCTCAGCTCAAATCCATAAATCTACATTAAGAGGTGGAGCTAACTTTATCGTTGTATCTTCTGAGGTATCAGCAGTATTCGATGATTTAGAATATTTCCACGTATCTAACGCAGCTCCTGAGCAAGATCAGTATAACATGGGTATTGAAAGAGTAGGTTCATTAAGTGGACGTTACACTGTATACCGTGACCCTTACGCTCCAGCATATTCAGTTATCATTGGACACAAAGGTAAGTCATTGTTAGACACTGGTTACATCTACGCTCCATACGTACCGATGCAGTTAACACCTACAATGTACAATCCGTTTAACTTCGTACCTGTTAAAGGTATCATGACTCGTTACGCTAAAAAAATGGTGAACAACCGCTTTTACGGCCATATCAGAGTTGACGGTTTACGTACTTTTGATGTTAGAGAATTACGTTAATCGTATTATACTCTATAAATTTAAAAGGGTGGTTTTTACCACCCTTTTTTATGATCTATTTATAATAAACGTTAATATGGGTATATTTATATTATATGGGAAAGAAAAGAATTGAAATACCTGAAGATGTTTTATTAGAAATGGTAAGATTATATAATGAAGAATATGTTGGTACCCCATCATTGTCAGATAGATTTGGTTACCATAAATCTATTATATTAAGAAGTTTTAAAAACAAAGGTGTTGTCTTAGGTCCATCTGGTCGTAAATGGACTGGTGGTAGAGAGATTGCTGATAAAAAATGGAGAGAAAAAAATAAAGAAAAATTATCCGAATATCATAAAGAATGGTCAGAAAAAAACCGAGAATATTTACGTGAATATCATGCCAAATGGCGTGAAGTAAATCGTGAATCATTAAACGAATATAAAAGACATTACGAAAAAACCAAAAAAGATTCTGACCCAGCTTATAAATTGGCTTGTTACACCAGAACTGCCATCTATACTTGTTTAAAAGAAAGAAATGTTGATAAATATAAAAATACTTTTGATTTATTACCTTATACGTTGGAAGAGCTGATTCAACATTTGGAACTTAGATTTCAAGAAGGTATGTCGTGGGATAATTATGGAAGATGGCATGTTGATCACATTAAACCAATGGTTTCTTTTAATATTAAAGAACCGACTGATAAAGAATTTCAAGATTGTTGGTCTTTAAGTAATTTACAACCATTATGGGAACAAGATAATTTATCCAAAGGTGGTAGATATTTATATTATATGCCAAAGAACTATATACCATACGATCTAGCCTTAAAATTGAATGAAAAGGGTTATAATGTATCCACTCATGCTTATTATAACATCTATAATAAACATATATTTATTCACACACCTGTCAATCATAATGAAGCTATATGGGCACCAACTTTTGGTGAGACTATTGATTGGTTCAAAGAAAATTACGATATTGATGTACAACCAAATGTAGAATCTATTGAAGAGGCTTTGAATAAAATATGAAAGATTTAATTCTTAAAATACTAAAAGAATCGGAAGATGAATTTGATTGGATTGAGTCACCTTTCGGTATTGACGATAATCTAATGAACTATCTAATCCAAAATTACCGTGTTGGGGAATATAATGACATGGCAAAAGAGTTCTTAGGTGATAAATACGTGATGGTTGATGATAAAATGTATCCACTTGAAGGCCATAAAAAACAATTAACTAATAAAATCTATTGGGAGGTTGTTGATGAATTTCCTAACATGAACCAACCTGTTTTAAGAAGAACAATTAAAACTTTTTTAAACAATATCACTAGTAACTAAATGTTGCCACACATTACCGTCCCAAAATTCTAATCTGTTTAATTCTTGATTCCAAATTACAGTTCCGATAGAGTGTAATCTACCCGTAACCCACATATCACCATCAGCATCTAAAACAAGTCTTTCTTGACCCCCTAAATTAACTTGCCACATGTTTGGGTATGTATCGTTTGTAAGTGGGCCTCCAATGGTTATTACATCACCACCTAAATCAATATCATAATGTAATTCTTCCGAATGTAGTATAAGACGGTGTTTTTTAATTCTTTTTTTAATCACAAAACAAAAATAAAAATGGGAAGTACTTTTGTAAATACTTCCCATTCTATTATATATGATTAAAAAAATTAACCTTTATAAGTATCGTCTTTGATGCCTCTTTCTTTAGCTAATTCCTTATTGGTCTTACCTTTAAGAGTTGTATTAACCACTTTCATAACATCTTGTGGTATAATCTCCATTAATTCCATCATACCTACAGCTGTAACTGGAATATCTTTAGAATCCCAAATTGTGGTTGCTGAATGACCTGTTTTGGTTTTGTCATAGTGAAAAGCCACCTTAGAAAAGATGTTATCACGAGTTTGTTCTTCTTTGATTGATTTGTCAATCACAAACACAAGAACACCATTCTCAGTGTATTGGTTAAAATACTTTTTAAAGTCATTTTGGTCGGAAGAAACACACCACTTAGTTGACTTACCGTAAACATTAGAACTACGAGAAGTAAGTGGTTGGAGTACTACAAATCTGTCGTCTTCGTGTACAGTAATAGTTTCAAATTTCTTAACTTGACTCTTAGTCACTTTTTCACGTGCCAATTTAATTGTGTCAACAATTTCTTGGTTAGAACCATAAGAGTAGATATCTTTATTTTCTAAAAGATTTTTATCAGAAAGTTCTTCAAATTCTTTTACAATATCAAACATTTCTTTAAATGTATTTGACTTTAATTCTTCTTTAAGCCAATCCACCCAAGATTCTGCTTGTTTAACCATAAACGGTAAGTATTTATTAGTACTTGAAGGATCATTTTCAGCCAAAATTTCAACTAAATCAATAACAAATTTTGGGTTCTGTTCTTTAAGGTCTTTCTTTTTTGCCATATCTTATTTGTATTACAGTACAAAGATATGATTTTTATTTTAAGTCGTCAACAGATATTGATATTTTATTTAATAATGAGATATTTATATAGAAAATGTAATTATGAAAGTAGTTAGACTAAACGAAAACGATATAGAAAATTTGGTTAAAAAAATTATCAAAGAAGATGAGGGTCAAATGAAGCCTTCGGAACCAAAAGAAAAATCACTTGTATTATTAAAAACTAATAATGGTGAATTATCTACGGTTGATGAAATTGTTAGAGCAATTCAACACGCTAAAATAGCTTTTGAAGATTTGTGTAACTCTAAGTTAACTGGTAAAGACGGTTATTCTAGAGAAATTGATGGTATTGTAAATGACTTTACAAAACTAGAAGATAAAGTTCGTAAATCAAAAGAAACTATCGGCAAATTTGTTCAACAAAAAGGTAAACAAGACCATATGGCTTATATGAAAAAAAGAAAAATGGATTATATGGCAAACCAAGAAAAAGCACGTAAGAGAGGTAGTTACTACGCATAAGGATTTTGAGAAATTGTATGTAAAAAGAAACCCCGATAATTCGGGGTTTTTTGTTATAGGTATGGTGGTCCTGGATTAGAACCCCTTACTTTAATATTTTCCGGATCAAATACGTTAAATCTTTTCCAAGCGTATGGGTTTATTGACATTTTTAAGTAATCTAAAGCCCAATCGATATCATCACCTTCTTGAAATGACATACCTCGCCAACGTGTAATGTCTCCGATGGCGTTTCTAATATTTTGTTTACTCGGATTTCTTTTTATATTTTCGATTGCATTACCTATCTCATCATCTTCTTGATAGGCATAACCCTTCCATTCTTCAAACCCTTTAATACCGTCTTCAACCCAAGGCCAATAAACATTGTTAGGTAAACCCAATTCGTCAACCCAATCAAAATCACTTTCTTTTAATATTTTTCTAATTAAATGTTTCATTACGGAAATTTATCTAATCCGTAAGCTTTACACCAATCCTCTTCGGAAACAATTGTAAAAGGTATAATTGTAGGGGAAGTTCTAACTTCATTACCCGATTCTATTTTAATTTCAATAAAATAATCGTTAGGTATAAACCAAGAAGTATCTACTAAAAAGAAATTACCGTTTGGTGTCCTACTTATTTCTTGCCAATCTATATAATCTAATTGAAGTGACCCACTTTCTTTAATAAAAATTCTGTAATACACTTTATCTAATTGTACCGTTTGATCAAAGGTATATGGTATACGAACATCAATATTAATTCTTCTAGTATCACCTCTTTTAATTTTTTCTTTGTATTTAATACCTGTAATATTAAAATCATATTCGTATATAGAAATATTATTAGAACTACCAACACCTAAACCATTTGCTTTAGCACTACCTGACCCCCCTATACTATAATATCCTGAATCATCTAATATCACAAATTCAAGTTCTACATCACCTAAGTTTTTAGTACCTATAGTCACATCATTCCAAGTATCTTTAAATTGTAGTTCACCACAATAACCTAAATTAGGATTTTCATCTACTTGTAGTTTAACACAATAAACCCCAGTGGTTACTTGGGTAATACCTGAAGGTGGTATAATAGTATAAACATTTTCATTTTGGTCGTAAATTGTCACACCACTAAAAGTTGCGTTAGTTGCTTGAC